TATATCTTTACCACCTATAAGCGCAGTCTTCATCGCTTCAAGTGAAACGTGCTTAACGATGCCTTCTCTTGTAGGAATCCGATGATACTTACATAGCATACGGCGAATATCATCCCAACTGATGCGTACTCTATTCTCTGGGTCTTCGTTCACCCAATTCTTTGCCCAAGTAGTCTTACCACTGCCTTGGATTCCTCTTACAAAAATTACTTTTGCCATTGTTAATTGATTTAACCGTGATGTCGAGGGCTGTAATTGTTATTGATATGTCTAAACGTGGAAAATAATTGCAAATTCTCTGTCTATTCCAGAGTGCCAACCTTAGTGCCAATAAGGATTTTGTCTTCTTTTAGGATGTGCCTTACATCTGTCAGAAATTTATAACCTAACAACTATCGTTACAATTCAACATTCAAAATGTTCTTGACTAACTGTTTATTAAGTTATATAAAATTCAATATAAAAATGATTAACTTGTATGGTGTTATAAATCGAAAATATATCGTTGGAAAAGTGTAAATTTGGGAAGCGTGAAAAATTCACGGATATTTTTCTCGTACAACCATTTGATGGATAGCGATTTACAACACCTAAACTAAATAAGCACGATTAATCATGCTTAATTCGTCACGTTTCGGGGATTTTTATATTTCTCTACGAAATCATCTACGTCCATATACTTTACTCCAGCGTTCTCAGCGCATTTCTTGTCACTATCAGAGAACTGACCTTCCTTTCCACTTGCATCGCCTATCATAAGGCAATTACGCTTTGAGCAGTCTGTTCCATTATAGGCATCTATGCAATAGTCGTCAATCATTCCGCTATTAGGCTTTCTGCGTTCACAATTCGCGTCATTGACTATACAATACGCAAAGGTTACCCTTGTGTTAGGTAGGTACTTTCGCAGTTGACCACAAATGGCTGTTATCTTGTTGAAGAACTCTTTTTCATCAACGAAGCCTTTCTCGATACCACCTTGATTGCTTACTATGTGCAAGTGTGTAGGGTTATACTCTTGTATCGCAGAAATTATAGTCTCCTTGAATTGCCAATCATAGCAGTTCTCTGGGAATGTCTTGCCACTCTTGGTGATTATGATAGTTCCGTCAAGGTCTGCGAACAAGACTCTTTCAAGTCGAAGATGTTTTTTTATCCATTTAAATATCTTCATATACTTTTATTTAAATTGTTATATTTGTTTATCCTCATTTGCGAGTGACTTAGCAAACATCTTATATCCTTTAGCATTAAAGTGCGAGGTGTCAACTGAGTAATATGCAAAGTTGAAAGCCGTTCTGCCACCCATTCTAAACATATCAAATACTCTAATGTTTGCCTTTGCGCAATTCTCTATTGCTGCATCAACGAAATCAACAAACGTAACTCCATTAGGATTACGGTACTGACTTGGCACTACCATAGTTCCACTTGTTCCACCATCATCAGAAACCGATGTTCCAAGCCTTCGCCAACCTTGTGTTACATAAACAATCTTAATGTGTGGGTACTTTGCAAGTATTTTGCTGAATCCATAATTCAGACCACCAAGATAGGTGTTTCTCGCATACTCCGCACCATCTTCGTACATATCACCGATAGGACTGCCACCAGTGATGTCATTGTTGCCATAGTTGATGAATATTGTCGTAGGCTTGGAGAAGTCGCAAATCTTAAGGTTTGCCAATCTCTGATTAAAATAAGAGTAACTTGCGCCTATATTAGCAATGGCACTTTCTTGATCTGCAAAACTTTCGTTATAAATAGCATCTGCAACACCTACAAGTGATAGTTTGTTCCAATATGGATCGCTTGCTTTTCCTGTGTCTCTCTCTGCTGCCCTACAACCAGAGAAACCTCCATTAAACACCATCTTATCAGTATATGAAATCAAGAACTGTTCAAGAGCGTTTTGTGGATTGTAACCAAAGAGAGAATCACCCAATAAAACAATATTCTCTTTTCTTGACAAATATTCCTTAATTCTTGGAGAGTTGTTCACCTCTACGACCAAATCAATATTTAGTGGTTTGCCTCCACTAAATGACTGAGCATATTCAGTGCCGTTATAATGTATAACATAATAGCCGATAACCTCACTTCCACGATAGAACTTTAGAATCTTATCAGTAAAGTCTAAACCATTTTTGTTGCCATCATTTACACCACCATATCTGCTTGCTAATGCAGTTCCGTTCTCGTCTATAAGACCAAGACTGACATAATCTTCTTTTGCTGCAATACTATTTATTTTCCACGCTGATGTCATGTTTGGGAAATACATTTCCACTAATGCGTCCTTATTCACAGAAGCACAGAAAACAACATCATTGGTTGGCTCGAATATCGCACCTTTTATCTGCTCAATCTCTTTCTTGTTGTTTTCTACAATATCAGAAAGTGAATTAGTTTTTATACTTACGGTGAAGTTTGCGGAACTTGATACTACTGCGGTTTTTGATATAAATTGAATATCCGTAGCATCGTCTGGAAATACTATTTCGTAGGATTCGTTAGAATTAATTCCATCAGCCAATATCTTGCCTATTAATGTTGTTCCATTATATGCGAATATATCAATCTTTGTTATGGCTGTTTCAGATGTCTCTACTTTAACGTTGTAAACCGTGCCACCATTCAAGCCACCGATTTTCTTATTTAATTTAGCACCGCTACTAACGTCATATTGTTCAGTTATGTTTGTTCCACTGAACTCTGAAAGAGCCTTGTCAATATCCTTAATACTACCCTTAATAGATGTTATATCTTTCTGAGTGTTGAAAACATTTTGCTCAACGACAGAAAGTCTTGGTTTGATTCCTTCTACTTGGTACGATGGCAGTTCTTCTCCGTCAGATTGTTTGGTTGGTAGCATACTTGTAAAATATGCCAAATCCTCTTCCGTCAACGATTGTGCTGTAGTACCTTTCTGATAGCACAAGACAAATGTGCCATCACTTTCAAATGTTAATGCAACCTGTGTCTTAGTTCGCTTTGATACGCAAGTATTTGCAGCTTCATCATAAGAAAACATAACTACCCAATAATCACCCGTGAGAGCATTGGTTGTGTAAGTGCCTTCTGGAAGTATATTTGTTGATGCGTAATTCGCATTTGTGGTTTTTCCATTTGCTGCATATCTAACATTTGGCTCAAGTATGACATTTGATGGTAGGGATGGCTGATTAGGGTTGATTGTTCCACCATTGAGTTCAACGTCAATCTTTGAGCCTAACGTGTCAAGTTGCTCCTTGACCGTCTTACCTGTCTCGCTATCCTTGACTAAGGAAGCCTCAGTATGCGGGTAGTAGAGCTTGCTACCATCCTTGTTTGTTAATGTTATTTCTTGTGCTGTAGCCATATTAGTCTATATTAAAAGTTTTTCCGCCTATCTTCATTACTATCTCGTTGCCATCATCGTCCACCATTGGCTCTCCATCAATGTAGAGAGCGTTAGGGTTCTCATAACTGAACTCCGAATATGGCACTCTGTTCTCGCTTGAGTATGCCTTTGCGAGAGGTATGTTAGAGACGCTGATGTAGGAGGTGGTTGGATCTGCAAGTTCAAAGAGTAGTTCTACGCCTCTGTTCGATTCAGCAAACGCTCTTGCATCAAGGCACGAAGTATCTTTTACATACAGATATTTAGTTTCGCCATAGTTGCTCGCACTAATTGTTTTATCTGGATACTCGTCATATTTATTTGAGGCATAAGGTTCGCCTTTCTGATATTTAGCACATAAGAGTATCTGCGATATTATTTTTTTAGGGTCAAAGTGTATTGTATATAAATATCCCTCATCTCTTTTTCTCCAACCCAAACTACCCATATCTACACTACCAATATTTCTCGTCACTCTGGCGGTGTTGGCCGTATCAGTCGGAAACTCAATAGTATCAGCTACATCTCCAACCTTACGCAATGGTTTATCCAAAGGAATGTCAATAACCTCACTGTCTGCTTTAATAAGCACATGGTACTTGCCATCTTCGCCTAAGTCACTGCAAGACATAATTGTCTTTGAACTCTCTGCAAGTTTGTAAGCAAATGGTTCTGCACCTGTTACATCGCTACAATAGTATGTCTTGTTGCCAATCGCATCATAAAGACAGGCAACACCATTCGCATCCAAACAAGGTATCCAATCATGTACAAGTACACCATTATCGAGTGCCTGCAACTTGTATAGTCTTATAGCCGCAGTCAATGTATCAATCGCATTTTGCCGACCAAAAAGATAATAGTTACCATTATTACTTGCACCTGTTGCTGACTTGTACTCTCCATCTACGGTAGCCTCTATCAAATCATTCTTAAAAGTAACTACAGCATGCTGTATATCATTTGGAGAATCGAAAGCATACGTATTCCAACTTAATGTAAGTGTCCCGTTATAATATGCAAAGAAATTTGTAATTGAACCTCCATTGCCTATAATTACATCAGTTCCAACTCTTTTTCTTGTAGAGGACACTAACATATCATACGTGAGTTTAGTGTTATATCCTAAAGCTATCACTTGATTGCCATTGCTTTCGATATACTCACATAACTGATACCCTTTTGGAAGCATTGTGTTGTCAACCTCTCCATCTTCTACAATAATGGAGTTGCCTACCAGCTTCCATTGGGTGAGGAAGGTGATAGGCTCACGTTTATTGCCTGTGCCTATGCCCCCACCGTCAAGATAGGTGCACAGGTCTATATACAAAGTCTGGATCATACTTACTCAGCCTCTGTGATGTAACAATTTGTCTTTGGCTTAGTGCGTGATGTGATTCGCAAATATTTAGGGTACACACCAGCTCTGAAATCCTTATCGACTACCAAGCCGACACGAGCACCCCATTTAGTTTCGTACTCACCGCCACTAACCGTACTCATATCAAGTACGATTGTACCTTCCTGTTCTAACTCAACATGAAGGTTGAAGTCTGAATTAACTTGAGCATTACATACATAGAATCCATGCTCATTCTGTGTGAATGTCATTTTTGCCATAATTGTATTATTTTATAGTTAATATTTAGTTATTCTGTTCTTCCTCGCTTGGTTCAGTAGGTGGTACTCCATCTTGATAGTAGTTCTGCTTCTCATACCACAAGTGACCATTAAAAGCGAAACAATTGCTTGCCTTGACATTTTCCGTATCAAGGTCGTATATAGGAGTGTTGATGTATAATCCTTCGCGCGGCTCTCCGACTTGACTTGGATTGATAGTGTTTTCAAACAAAATACTCGACTCTTTGATTGGTGTTCTTCCAACAAAAGCACCTGTATAGATGAATCCGTCTATAGTAAGTAAGTGGGTACGCATCTGCTCAACATATCTGCAACCTATAACCTCTAATGAACGAATCTTCTTTGCATAGATAAATTTTGTGTTACCTTCGGCATGGATATTCCATAGTTTCATGGAATTGACATTGCCTTCTTGGTTTGATATATCCTCAGTATCAAGCATGGCATTATCTGCGAACTTGAATGCTGTTCCACAACTGTTTATCATGAAATCTCTGAACAATATTTCTCCTATGGTATTTTTACCTGATTCACGAACAACATCAACTCCTATATTAGAATTTACTATTTTTTTCCCTTCTATGACACAATCATATACACCATACCCTGTAGATTTTATCTGTATTGATGGCATACCTGTTTTGCTGCCAGCGAAACTATTGAACTTAATTCTGACAAGATTAATGTTTGCACTATCACTATATATTTGTATTCCACCAGATGTAGCGTTATTCTGCTGAATAGTTCCGTTAATAGTTACATTCGCCTCTGATGCTGTTATTTTTACGGCAAATTCATTTGTGAGTACGCAGTTTAATGTTCCATCGCAAATGAAATTAATAGCCTTGTTAATGACGATAGGTTTCGTGATACGATACGCATATATCGTTCCGTTAGCAGCTTTGACATTAGCAGGAATATACACAGTATCTCCAGCAGATGCAGCAGCAATGGCAGCGTTAATCTTTACTGAGCTATCTGCTACATAGGCATTATTTACAAGACCATAATCAAGACCATGCACTACCTTAACGGTACTTTTTGCAAATAACTCTACGCGCCATTTTCCTGTTGTTGCATTTACCTCGTTAGCAGCATGGTATTCATAGCGATTACCATCCTCAAGACAATATGATTTGTGACCTTCGTCGCATATAGTACACGCTTTCATTTCTGCGAGTGTAGCGAATTGGTCTCGTTCAAAATTAGGCTTAGTTGAACTTTCCAACTTAAAGCCATCGCCAATTAATATACTCATACGAATTTACTTATTGTATTACCCAAGACATACCATCAATCTTGGCAAGGTCTGATATTGTGTAAATATTATATGATGTTGTTATTGTCGGTGCATTCTGGTATTCAAACCCACCTCCAAACATTCCACTAACGTTAACACCTTTCTTGCACGCAAAAACGAGCTTCTTGCCGATTGTGTCAGTGCCAGACGGAATTGTAAACGTAGCTGGTAGCGCATCTTTTTCAATACTATTGCCCAAAGACAGCACGTTCGCATCCGTTGTAGGCACAGAAGAAACAATTCCCCACCACATCTTGAGTGCACCAACAACATATTCACTTGATGTTGCGACAGCACTATTTACCCAATTGCTCTTAACGGCTATCGCCTTAATAGTCTTTGTCGCGTTAATAGTTGGCTTGTTTGCTGACGAATATACTGCGCTCGATGTCGTTGGTTGTGTGCCATCGGTAGTATAGTATATTGTCACTTCGTCAGTTGCGCAATCTATTGTTATAGTGCGAGACAAAGAATACTTGTTTCCGCTTGCGCTGATTGTAGGCTTTGCCACATTGCGGCTTGTTATGACTGAAATATTCACAACAGCAGATTCAAGACCATTTTTGACAGCCTTGACAGCTATGATAGTTTCAGTTTCTTTTACGCTACTTGATGCGACACAAGTATATGAATTGCCATCAATCCAACTACCGCCATTAATGCTATATTTTATAATTGCTCCATCGGTGCTGCAAGCAAAAACAACATTACGGCTTGATGATGTATTGCTTCCAGAAACCGTATAGGTAGGAGAATTTGGCGCTACATAAGGAGATACAGGAACAGCATATTTAATGCCATCATTTTCTACAATCAACATGCCGTTCTCTATATCTGCACCTGGAGTGCCACCACCACCGCCGTGTTCTACTATATCGTTGACTACCTTGTTGGTGTTATTCAGAAATTCAGCGAATATTACATCGCCATCTTCATAATTTGTCTTTAATGCCATATCTTCAATCGCTTAATTGATTAGTATTAATGAGGTATTGACGTAGTTTACGCACTCCAACATAGTGACTTCCGTCAGGCATACATATATGCCAAGTATTGTTATTGCGAACGTTCCAAATAACAAACTGCCTGTTCTCTTTTCCATCAACGTATTCCTTGACAATTACAGGCATCACATGACCTTCGGTTGTTGTTGGTGGCATAGTGTGAACTGTGTATATACCTTCACTGAGAATAGATGTCGGTTGCTTTCCTTCTTCGGCTTTGGCTGTAACGACCTTACCATCATTCGCAAACTTTTCTTCTTGCCATTTTTCATCCTCTTGTAGAGAAATCCAATCACGCCAATATGCAGAGTAGTTTTCAATTTCTCCAAGTTTCTTTATACCTTGCCTCCACAGATATGCAGATGTTGGATTGAATGGCATTATAGTACCTAAATCATCGTCAAGGTTACTCCACTGCAAATATAGGCTAATAGGTGTGTAATATGCCCATTGTACTGAAATTTCAAACATAATACCTTTTGGTCCCAGATTGTAAAGCAACTTACCCTCGTTATTGTAGTACTTTAGCACAGCATATCCATCAGCATCAAGTCCGAACTCAATATTTGGTTGTATATTGCCTGTTTTCATCACACGCATCAAACCGCCAGATATATCAATGGTAGCACCATTCTCTTCCATAGTTTGCAAGCGACCAACGATTAGATCGTCAATACTTGCATTTACCACGCGCATAATATCAGCCTTTATCTGCTCGGAATAAAGAATGCGTGTAGCAACGAAATCACTTACTTGTGACTTTTGCCAAGGTCTGTCTGCATCCCATTTACTATTAGCTTGGTGACTTGCATCGTGTGGATCTTTGTTAGTATGAGTATAGTGACAAAGGAAGTACTCTGTTACTCCGTCAATGGTTCTGACAACCATATCCTGATATTCCTCACCTCTCGCACCACCCATGTACTCAACATCTTCTTTCCACTCAGATGGTCCACGAAGAATAGCACCTCTTTGAGCCTTGTTTAACACATCAACGATAGCCTCTATTCTTGTGATTTGAAATTTTGACTCGCCAAACTTTGCTATGCCCATTTGCTCTACATTCTTAGGCAAAAGCATGAATGTTATCTTTTCAATACCATCATCCTTCTTGAGTTCAACGAATGAACCTTGAATTGGATTGCCATCATTGATAGAGTAGAACAGCCTATCCGTTACCTCAGTAGTTGTATCATCGCCAACAGTCTTACGAACCTTGCAAGTAACGATGTCAACATCTGGAACACCTTCGGCATCCCTCTGGACTACTGCTACTGATGGAATGAGTGTGTACTGAGGTGTTGATTCTCCTTCTACAGCAGATTGTAACAGCTTCCAATCAGTATTTGTATCTGATGGTTCATCGACTCTTGCTTGTTCGACCACACACTCCCATTTAGCGTTATTGTGATAAACAGTATCAAAAGTGCTACTATTGCTAACGTATGGATCAGGACTATCAGCCACATTTGCATCCCACTCGCCACGGAAACGCTCAATTCGGATAACATTTCCTTTATAGTCGATGAAATGCAAGTCCTGTATGAATGCACCTCTTGCGTATAAGTATGGCTGTGTAGGGTTAAGGCTGTGACCGCTTATAGTCTTTATGTCATAAGGCAAACCAAAGAATGCAGCATAGTTGTTCTGCGATAACTTAGGCTGAGTAACACCATCAAGCATCGCAATTCTCTTCTCGTTTGAAGAGAGATACCAACAAGACTGACGACGGTTCACATACTTACCATCAACCAAATCAATTATTGCCCTATATTCAGGATTCTCATGGTTCTCTTTTGTTGCAGGAATGCTATTACCCCAACGCTGAACTACCATGAGTGATGTTGGAGAGTAGTTCTTACTGATTTGGTTTTTACCACTTGGGCAATCACTATCAGCATACATAGACACTACCATGCTGTTATCGCCTTGTGCATCCGTTGACTCCACATGAAGCCATGTAGTATAGTAGTCACCTCGTTCTCCAAGATTAGAGAGGTTATTTACGATACCTCTGAGTACATCGCCAACACAGAAAGCGTGGAAATCTGTATCGCCACGCTTCTCCATGATAGCCTTGTATCGCCCATCGCCTAATGGTTCAAGTTCCTTAATTGTTCCACTCTCCGTAAAGACATATTCAGATTCCTCCGCAGACAAACGATTATACACAAGTTCCAGAACTCTCAAAGCTGAACGCACCTCAAGTGACTCAACCTGCATATTACCATCGTTATCAACGCCCCATCCTCTGCCAAATGACATATCGTAGCCACTCCATGCCGCACTATTTAGCATTCCATCTACGATAGCATTTTTTACAACTTCGAGCCTATCAGCAGTAAGCTTGAATGGAGTTTCATCATCAGCATCCTTGTGGAGCATCCTTTCTTCGGCATCTTGCAAAGCACGAAGAATCTGCTGTATAGTGGCAGAGGAAACACTATTGCTATTGCTTATAATACCAATCTTGCTACTGATAGACTTTACGTCCTCTCTAAGTGTCTGTGTAGCACCTTTGAGGATGTCCGTACCGATAGTAAACTCAACTTGCGAAGGAATGTCAAGCTGAGTCACAATCTTTGTGATACGGCTATCAATCTCCGAGCCATCGACATTGCGGAGAATGACGTGCTGACCTAACGACAAATTTTTGTCGTAGGTGACAGAGTTTGACTTTACATTGTAGATATTGTTGTCAGCGAGGAGCTTGACAATCTCTTTATTTGCAGCTTCAAGAAGGTCAATACGCGCAACATTGAGGTATTCCTCTCCCATTAAAATATTGAAAAGGACTACCTTATCGCCGTTATTGCTTGGGAACGCTTCACCCCATGGCTCAAGTGTGTCATCATTAGGAAGAATGAGATCATTCTCCTGCTGATAGCATATCTCATAATAATCTTTGCCGATGTCTATGCCTGTATCCTCAACAGCTTCATTCTTGTTAATCTTGACAGGCTGCGGATGGAATATCATTTCAAACTCACGACCTGCAAGAGCAGAGTGTCCTTTACCCTCGTTAGGCTCAAATGAAGCCATCAACTTCTTGCCATTGACGATATGCTCCCTCGTTGCGCTTGTAAAGTCCTTCCATTCTAACCCTTCCTTATAAGCGAGTTTGATATAGTAGATACTATACTTCTTGTAAGTTCCGTCAGGGTTTTGGATATATTTACCATTCTTATCCTCCAAACGACGGGTTCTCTTCCTTACATCATAGACATAGAGGTCGAGGTGTGGATAGATATGGTCGAAAATAAGGGTTTTTACAAGTTTTGGCTGGCTTTCGTCGGTTCGCTTGTCAATTATACTATCAGCACCATAAACCGCCGTATCAAGCGTTAATCGTGTATCCGTTTCTACATTATTGCCTGATGCAGTCTTTGTTGTAATGTTCCTTGTACCACCACGAACGATGAAACAGTTAGCTACCTCTTCGTTATTCCTGTTGATAGTAGGCACATTGATATTGACACCAACTTCAAGGACAGGAGTAGTGATAGCCATATCGCGCTTGATATGTCCGAAGTAAATGAAAGCGTTACTCCAATCGACATAATACTCACACTCAAACTGATTACATATCTCCGTGAAAGCAGAAAGGATGTCAACGCCAGAGAAGGTACATGAAGCCGATGCAGCTATATCCTCCGCATTGATGATTGAGAAGTTAAAGTCTTTGCCTAACTCCGTGCGGATAATCTTTTGCATACCATCAAGCAAAGTGGCAAGACCTCCGACGAATGTCCAATCCGTATCCTTTACATCTTCTCCCGCAGCGTTCTTAGTAGCAAGAAGGCAAGGTGTATGAGCGAGGATCATCTTAGGGTGCTGAAACTGCGGCTCATACACATACTCACCTTCATTCTTTTGGGTCGGCAAACAATCACCAAAAAGAGTATATCTTATTCCATCAGCGAAAGGGATGATGTACGAACCAGTAGGAGTGATGTAGCTATCTACATCACTCCACTTCAAACTAACAAAGTCAGACTTCATTAGCTCCTGTTCGTGCTTTGCATCACGGGTTACTACTACATCGTGTAACTCTACTCCTGATGTGCTATATATCTTCATCTATCCTATTGTGTAATTATAACGCCTTGTTTAGACGAGTCGATCAATTCTCTCTGCGAAACGTCATACTCGTGAAATACGATTGCAAATTTACCCTTTTTCTTTCCATAATTACCATATTTTGAGCATCGCGAATAAACAAGGAGAAAAAGAGTATTCAACACAGGTATGCCTACAACTATAACACCATTAGAAATAACGCCAAGAAACGCCGCGTAATTGGCTAAATACGAGGTTTCATCATCGCCTTCGATGAAGAATTGCAATTGTAGTTCGCGTTGCTGATATTTTATCGGCTGTGGCTTCACCTCTACGCCGTGTTGTATCCTTGACTCATTAGTCACCTGCTCCTTTGCGTCGGGAGGGGTAAGAAATGCTTCATACCCTCCCTTTATAAGCGTTGCACCATACTGACTGATGTCAACACCGTTGATTGTCATCTGGTTCTTAATCATAATCGTGATGTATTTTCTTTGATTCTTGTAATATCCTCGGCAATGAGTTCGAGGTGTGAGGTATTCTTGGCAATATCATGCAGGTATCTATTACTCTCATACTGTATGTCGGCAATCTCTGAGATATATCCGTTTTGCTCCTCCATATATCCCTTGATAGAGCTAACATCGCTTTGCATAAGAGAAGAGAACTCCTTGATGTCGGCAAGGTTCATTGCTTGGTCTGCCTTCATTGCTTCTACGGCTATTTGCATAGCAGTGATGCGACCTACAAGCTGATCGGCTTGGTCTGCCGTTATGCTCTTTATGCCGTTAGCCGTTGCCTCTTGTGCCGTGCGCCCGCCATCGTAACCCATTGTAGCAGCAAGTCGCTCGCGTTCTGCGATTTTCTTCTCTCGCATATCAAGAGCATCATTGCGCAAACCTTCCAATGCGTCGGTGTCGTTATTTTGAACGGCTTTTGCATACTTCTCTTGCCACTCTTTCAGCCACTTATCAAACTCCTCGTCAAGAACGAATGAGTTAACCATAGCCTTATACATCATATCTGAGAAAGAGTTAGCGAAATCCTCACTGCTGCTCTCCATATCCGATAGAGTACCAAGCCAACTATCACGAAGGCTATCGAAGGAGGTCATCGTCAGCTTCTCATTCAACTTGCCAACAATATCTTCGACTTTACCTGCTTGGTCTGCTACGGCATCCCAATACTCACTCTTGTCATACTTACCTACTGTTGTGAGATATTCCCATAACTTCGGCATATAAGTACGGATAGCGTTAAGTTGCTCTGGAGTCATCTTCTCAACATCGCCTATGCCTTTGATATTGTCAGGCATATCGACACCTGAGAGTTTTTCAGCACGCCTTGCATCAGCATTGTAAAGCCTTCGCACTTCGGCATCATTAGCATAATAATCGTTACTATGATGTGCACTATTGTAGCCCATTTGAGCCTGTAAGGTCTCAGAAGCAAGTTGGTTGATCTCTTTTTGAATATCTACCATCTGCTGAGAAATCTCAACAGCTTGTACACCATTCGCGTTATCAAGAGCCTTCGTAAGGCTTTCAAGCCTTCCGTTGAGTCTTTCTATCGCCCTTGTATTTTGCTCCGTCAGCTTGTTTACTTCTGCGGCATTACCGCCACCGATACCAAGAGCAGAGCCGAAATCTTTTATGGCAGATACAGCTTTCAATGCAGCTCCTACATAGTTGCCCGACGCAAAGTCAGCAGCAGCCCCCGCAGCGTTACCAAATCCGCTCAAACCTTTGCCTACTTTCTCTCCTACGTCACCCATACCGAGCGAGTCCAAAAGGTTAGGCAACTGGTCTATACCTTTCTTCGCGATAAATTCCTGTGCGTCAGCGAACCAATCCGCTACAGCTTGTGCGCTATCTCTCTCTGCTGAGTCCTCCGCATTTTTCAGTTTCTCTGCGGCTTCCTTTGCCTTTTCTCTTGTCCTTGCAAGACGTTTTTCTGCTGCGTCTATCGCCTCTACACTTGCATTTGTAGCTTTGAGAGATTCGAGGTGTGCTGATGCTGCACCGACATCACCTATTGCATTAGAGAACTCTCTCTGCGCATTCGTAACATTAGCTTGAAGCCTCTCACGCTCCATTGCCCTCTCGCCCTTAAACTCAAAGAGACCTGACTTGTCATTTATCTTAACATTGAGTTCGTTGATTTTCTGCTGAACCTTCTCAATGTCTGCGATATTAGAGAGTTTGTTACTGCTAATAAGTTTCTGTAATTCATCACGAAGATAAACAAGGTACTCCTTAGTATGAGAACTTAAATCAGTAAATACAGTATCCCAATTGATAGAATTGAATGCGTCTTGTGCGTTAAGAGCCTTCAATTCCTCTTGCATCCTATTCTTGAGAGCTTCCTTTGTATATTCGTCTTTCGCTTTTGCTATCTCTTCTTCATACTTCTTGGTAATAGCAAAGCGTTTCTCTTCTGCCGTTCCGTAGGCTTCAAGGTATTCATACAGAGCCTGTAGTTTCGCCTGTTGCTCTTCCCTATCGTAGTTCAACTGGAGAGCCTTCGTCTTATCAGCCGCATTCTTATCAATCTTCTCGCTCTGTGTCTTGAATGTGTCGCTATTAATGTAGGCTTCTGCATCAAAGTTCTTACCTTTGTTGCTTGCATCATTCTGAAACTCATTGCGAGCCATTTCAACAAGGGCGTTCTTTCTATCCTCTGACTCACGTTGGATCTGGAGCATAGCCTTCTTATGGTTAAGTTCACGTTGCGCAAGTTGTTTCTCCGCGCCCTCTTCCATAAGATTAATCATATTTTGCTGTGCCTCAAGCTCCAAGTCCTCCTCCTGACGGATACGCTGTCTTGCATCCTTATCGAGGATCTTACGAAGTTTCTCTTCGGCAGCAAGACGACGAGCGTTCTCAGCATCTTGTCTGCGAGAATTTGCTCCTTCCTGTTTCTTCTTCTTCGCCTCTAAGGTAGCAATCTGCTGTTTGAGATAGGTTTCGATGTCACTGCCAGCTTCAACGCCTTTCGTGAGGTCTTTCACCTTCTGAATTACAGAGTCGATACCATCAGTGATCTCTGCTTGCTTAATTTTCTGAACTTGAGCCTTAATATCCTTGAGAGACTTTTTCTCTTCGGTATCGTCAGGTTCTTCGGATGTCGCACCATAAATAGTATCAACATCTTCCAAGAGTTCTTTTGCCTGTTTTGCATCGGCTTTAATCTTGTCAAGGATTTCCCTGAAAGTATCATCACCAATTCCACGAGAGAAATTCTTATTAATTTCCTCGAAGGTCTTATAAGACGCATCACCTAACGTATCTACGTCTTTTTTTAGCTTTTGGATAAGCTGAGAGGCTTTTTCTCTGCCGACGTTATCCTTGATAGCATCAAAGATTTTTTTTACGTTCTCGCCGTATTTCTGTCCGTAATCATCAAGGATTGTCTGCTTCTCTGCTTGCATAGCTCTCGCCCTTGCTGCCTGTGTAGCTGCGGTTGCAACAGCTTTGTAAGCACCTTCTACGTCCTTCAACGACTGGATCTCGTCTGACAGACCTTGCAAGTAAGAACCATACTGGTCTATAATAGCTTTCTTCGCGTCCTCATACTCCTTAGTTCCCTCTTTCGCCTTACGGAGAGTGCCAAACAGGTCATCAATCTTAGCCTTCTCATTTGTTGCCGCAGCTTCGATATTCTCCATCGCAGTATTAAGGCGTTCCTGTGACTCTGATGCTTGGTTAGAAGAACGAACAAACTCATAGATGCCTGTAACGACGAAAGCAAGAGCCGTAGCTACAGCAATATAAGGATTCTTCAACATCGTCTTATTGAGAAGAGCCTGTGCTTTCTCCGCAAGCAGTGTTGCGATAGTGCCCGCCTCTGTTGCTGCTTTTTGGATCGCTTGCACCGTTGTAACGGCAATACAAGCGGCTTTGTATGTGCCTAATGTAGTAACAAGAGTAACAATAGCAGCAGAAAGTTCCTGTGCGTGATCGGCAAGAACTCCGAAGAGTTCCGTTCCTGTGTTCATCGCAGAGATCAAGCTACCCTCCATCTGCTCGCCAAGAGCATTGTAGAGCTTTTGCATTGCGCCCTCGAAGTTACTCCGTGCGCCCTTCATGATAGCGGCTTGGTTCTTGAGCATATCGTGGAACTGACCGCCCTCTTCCGTAGCTGTCTTGAATGCGTCAGCAACCATCTGAGCAGAAATCTTACCCTCAGACATTTCGTCCTTGAGTTCTGCCATTGATTTGCCCGTAGTGCGAGCCATTTCCTTGAGAGGATTGAAGCCAGCATTGATAAGCTGCATAAGGTCTTGACCCATCAACTTACCTGTTGCCTGTATCTGTGAGAAAGCAAGTGTAAGAGATTGCATCTTCTGCGAGTCACCCATTGAAACGTCACCGATTTCTTTGAGATAACCCATAACCTTATTCGCCTCAATACCGAAGCCAAGCATCGTCTGCGCACCTTGTGCAAGGTCTTTTTCGAGAAGCGGTGTAGAGGTAGCATACTCCGTAATGTCAGCAAAGAGTTTCTTGCCGATCGCCTCGCTACCTGTGAGGGATTTGAATGATGCTTCGAGGGATTGAAACTCTGATCGCACCTCCATAATCTGCCCGACGAAGCCCTTTATTTGCTCATAGGCAAAGTATGCCGCAACAGCTTTTCCAACCTTAGAGAGTGTCTGGTCTATACCATCGCCAAGTTTCTCCGTATTCTCAGCCAGCTCGCCCGTGTTCTCGGCAAGATTCTCCATCTCTTCGGATACCTCCGCAACCTGTTCGACTGCGTTAGCCGCTTCCTCGCCTTCTTTCTTTACCTTTGCTAACTGCTCCCCAAGTGACGCGCCCTGTTCGACGAGAGTTTGCATGAGTTTCTCGATATTGGCAAGACGCTCAACATCACTACTACTCAATGCAGAACTAAAGGATATACTACCAACCTTGTCCTTCAACTGTGCAAGGCTCGCCACAAGTTCATTGATTGTCTCTTCTGAGTTATTCAAAGATGAAAGGGAAGCATTAATCTTATTGACGGCTTTGTCTGTAGCCGCCTCCATTTTGTTTAACGCTTCGATGTACTCCTTCGAGCCTTTGGTAGCTCCAGAGGAATCTATGGTAGCACTCGTTCCAAGTGCGCCGTCTATGCTATTATCTGCCATTGTCGTTACATTAATTGTTCAAAGAAATTGTTTGCGTGTTGTGTTGCAGGTTTCTTGTGGCTGCTTCCTTCTTCATCTTTCTTGTCGAAAGGCTTGTACCCTGGTATTGCCCTGTTAAGGAGTATAAGGTTGATGTATGAGCGTTTAAAGACGACCTCTTCGTAACTCATACGGAAGTATTTCATTATACCACCTATGAATCCCCAAGGGCTGTCGGATCGCTCGTATTCGTTGGGTTCGTTATCGTCTTGATCCCTTTGAGGAAAGTGAAAGAGGTCAAAAAAAAACTTGCTTGCATACTTATGAAGCTGTATTCCATGACCTTCTTGTACTGTGCCATCGTTATATGGTTCTTGATATAACGACCAAACAACCATCGTTTAAGCCTTCCTCGGAAGAGAATAATCTTCATCATTTCGGCACAACTCTTCATTGCCCTATGATGGTTCAAGGTTTCTGCCACTACGGTATTGTTCCCGTTCTTTATCTCAATATCCTCTACATTCTCAAGATAAGAACCAAGTTCCCAAATCTGCGCAAGTGTAAGAGGTTTGAGCAAAAACCAAAAGAAGCCGATATGTATCCACATCGGCTTCTCTGTAATCACTTTTGTTGTCTTATTCGTATTTTCCATTATCGCTGTTTAAAGCCTGATGATGTCTTACTCACCTTTTGTGTACTTCCAGCGTGCACCAGCAATCTCCTTACCCTGTGCATCGTTGAGTACGAGCTGCTTGAAGGTAATCTGGAAGTTAGGGAAACCACTCTTACCGATGTTACCTGTGCGAGTAATCTTAACTGCGAGGTTAGCCCACTCAAAGGTCTTGCTTGGGAAGTCAGCAAACTCCTTTGTGATAACCTGTACTGCCTGATTGCCAAGAGCATGACCAGGGGTTTCCTCGAAGTAACCTGTAGCCTCGTTCTTTGTGTAGCCCGCAAGATACTTGTAGGTAGCCTCGCCCATGTCGTAGGTCTGGATAGTGAAGCCTTTTGTAGCGAGTGAAGAAGGGAGAGAAGCATAGAAGTTATCCATATCCTCTACCTCAATATCGTTCTCAGATGACTCAGAGTCGTTGTAACCGAAAGAGTCCTTAACGATAGCCTTCATTTCATAGGCATCTTCCCATGATGTTGGGAAACCGCTCGCAGAAGCATTCTGCATCTTGAACGACTGAATACCATATACGCCGTCTTTCATAACTTTGTGTATTAATTAGTGAAACGTACTGTTAATTTGAAATTTATGTAATGTGTATTATCAATATCTGATAGTGGTGCACCAATATTTGTGATACTATATGCAGCCTTCTTCAATAGCAGCATTTCGTCCTCTTCGCAACCACCCTCAACTGGCAAGACCGTTTGCATCCAATCACGCCACTTGTTAGCAACGGATCGGTAGTAACGATTGTTAGACCTATCGGGGATATGCAAGTTAACGTTAACGATGTTCTTATCGTTCAAAGCGTAACCATAGACGAAAGGGAGAGCGTTTACAGAGATATACACGCCTTTATCATCAGCCGCCTTTTCGTCGTACTGATAGACTTTCACGGATTTGTCGGGAGAGTTAGCTATCTCCTTTTGGAGGTATCTTTGGATCTCTTCCACACAATCATCGGCAGTAATAACGCTCATAGTCCTCTCTTCTTTTTAAGTTTTTCTATTTCTTTCTCTAATTCTATGCTTGTGAGATGCAATACATTGTAGCCGTAATTTTCGACGTGTACTGCGTAGTTCATTCCCGCAACAATAATAAGAGTCCACCCGTTGACTGATGCCGTCGCAGAAAAGGCTTCTAATGCCTGTCTCGCTGCTGCTTCGCCAAGTTCTCCGTTGCCGCCCTCGCCTGTTACGGTTTCAAAGCCGCCATCTTTGACAGGCGTGCCGTTTTTAAGTATTCGGAAGCCAATAGAAGAACGAAGGTTGTGTGTCCAATCATCATAGCCGCCAGAAGCGCGTCCTTTGGTAATGGTTCTTGCATGGTTACACATCTTCTCCCCGATGAAGGACAGGTCAAAGATCATATCCTCGTCAGAGATTTTCTGCGCCATACCGCCGTTGCCACTCTTAGCCTTGTCAAAGCCGAACTTTTTTAAGCCCATATTTTAAGGAAGCGACCACCGAGAACGTCGATACCCTTCACTTGTAGTTCAGAGTCGATGACCTTATCTTTCGACTTTAGGTTTATCCAGTCGCCTTCAATCGGAATACGCAGTTTAGGTTTACGCATCACAACAGTATAGGTGTATGTCCTTTGTTGTGTATTCTCGCTCACCTCTCTGCTTGCAGCGTTGTTAGGAAATATAGTGCATTTCCCTAATCTCAGCCACTCTTCCGTTTCGACAGGATAGCCATCATCATCCTCAGTTTCGATGATCTGTTTTAGGAATATCTCATCGTCAAAACGCATATCAAATAGAGATAAATGTTACGCTTGGTTCATCAGAATCAGCGAGAACTATATCAGAAGGAAGTCCAGCTTCCGTTGCGATAGCCTTGATACGCTTCTCAAGTTTCTTGACATCGTAATTCTGAGAGATACCGCCGATATTCTCAGCAGTCAACTCCCTTACTCTGTTAAGACAAAGCATTGCAGCAAACGCAACAACCTTCTTCATTGAGTAGAGATAAACATCCTCAATCTCCAATGTTTCATCTTCTCCGAAACGACCATTGGCATCAATGAACGCCTTTTCTACACTCTCGTCAGAAAGTCCGTAAGGCTCGATTTCTCCTGATATAGCTTCTCTTATTGTCATAATAACACTTTACTTTACTTAATGACTACACCTTGTCAGTTTCAAGGATATAGTAATTATCCATACCTGTGAATACAGGTGTTGCCCACATATCGTAGTCGATGAAACGACCCTCGTCAGTACGCCATGTACCGATAAGGTTGTTGTCAACTGTAGAGTATGTCTTGTTTGGCAGTGGATCGATAGACTCAAGAGGGTCAGAAACCTTCAATACAGCTACACGGTCAGCACACTGAGCAACAACACGATCGTCAACTGTGAAGTTAACAGATGTGCCATCAGCGAGTGTTGCGAAACGATCCTTCTCAATCTCGATTGTTGGGAGAAGAAGTGACTCGAGGTAAGCGTTTACGTCGTTCACTGAGAGGATTGATGTAGGAGTGATGTCAGCCTTTGCGAGCTTGAGCTTGAATGAAGCAAGGATCTGGTTACTCTGGCACATCTTACGGAATGTGCGCTTAGACATACGGAGGCGACGGATAACGCGACCATGAGCCTGTGCGTAATCCTCAAGAGCCTGAATATCGTCAAGAGGTGTAGCAGTAGCCTGACCCCATGTAGCAACCTTTGCTTGGAACTTCTTCACGTTAAGGCTGTAAGTGAAGGAAACGTTAGCAGAAGTGTTGTTTGTGCGAGAAACGGTCTGAGTACCATTGAAAAGACCCTCGAAGTAGAGCATATCAATACGCTTCTGAGGAGCGATGACAGCAGCATCGTAAGGACGATAAAGGAACTCAATGAGCTTGCGGAACTCGTCGTTGTCCTGTGCAGGAGTGTAGCTCGCACGCTTGTCGCGATAACGACCCTCAAGGAGATAGAACTGCTCAAGGCGGTCATTATCCATCTGCCACTTATCAGCCATGTGTGAGAGAGCGCCAGTGATCTGCTCGATTGTTGGCATCAAGTGAGTAGGCTTCTTACCATTCTTGTCGATTACAGAACCGACCATAGCAGCAGTGTACTCTGCGAGGTTTGCCTGATAAACCTTATGAGCACTGAACTCAACATCTATTTCCTTCTTCCACTCTGCCTGATAGGTAGAGAGCTTCATGTTGTCCTGAATGAAGGCATCGAAGAACTTTGGTTCAAGGAGTTTTGAAACTATAGAATCCATTGTGTGTCTGTGTTAAATGTTAAACAATTAGAGCTTGAAAGCGTGACGATCTGTAAGACCAGCCTTGATAGCCTCGCTGAGTGGATAAGGAAGTGTATCCTCCTCGATCTCATAAGCCTGTAGGGTTGGAGTTACTGTTACCTGACCGCGCATCTTAACACTTGCGTAGTTAAGACCGAGCACCTTCTTAGTGCCAAGAGTGTCAACTACCTCGTCCTTCTCAACTGCTGCGCTGAGAGCTGCTACTGTAAGAGTGTCGTAGCCTGTAGCAGATGTGATCTTAGAGATTGCAGAGCCGTTAATTACGTCACCTACCTCAAGAAGATGACCCTTGGCTACCTTCAAACTTGTTGCTGATGCGTTAGCTGCCTCGTAAGCTACAGCAGTCTTAATGAGAACAGCGTTACCTGTGGTTGCGTCAAGAGCGAGTGGTGCGCCCTTTGGAAGCCACTTTGTCTCGTCTGTAGAGAAAGATGACTTAGTGAAGTCATAGCCACCGATACGGCGACGGCAAGACTCTTCATCCCACTTACCCTCTGTCAGAACGTCTGGTTTTGTTGATTCGTAAAACATAGCGTTAAAAAAATTTGTGTTTGTGTTGTTTAAGACTTTTTGTTAGCAGATCCTTCCTCTGCCATCTTGTGCATACGAGCGATAAGGTCGTCTGTTTCACCTATGCCGCCCGCCTTTGGCTTCTCAACAAAGCCTTCCTGTTGAACAAGCTGCTGCTTCATAGTAGCATAATCAGTTTCGATCTGTGAAGCTATTGTCTCAAGATCCTCTGCCTTATCCAACGAATAACGGCTACGAAAGAAGTCGGGGATGTCTTTAACCTTTGAGTGCGCAAAGAGCTGTGCTCTGAGTTGAGTAGATTTCTCTCTTGCCTCATACTCCGCAATCTTGTCGTTGAGTTCCTTAGTTTTTGAGCTGATGCCCTCCGCAATAAGGTTCTGAACCTGCTCCAGAGTAAGACCTTCCTCTGATTTCTTCTCTGGCTCTTTGTTCTTTGCCTCTGCGAGAAGTTTCTCAACATCCTGTGGACTCTTGAAGTCTTTAAATCCTTCTCTGATTGCAGTTACCTGTCGGCTTGCACTCTTTTGCATAATTTCGGCGATTGGAATAACACTCTTAGCAAGATTGTCTATCTCTTCGTCGGTTGATGTCTCTGTGAGATTCTTACTGTAAAGATTGGCAAGACTCTCAATTTCTTCTTTGCTCAACCCTTTGTCCTTAATCAGAGGTTTAAGCACTTCTAAAAATTTCTTTGTCATCGTTTATGTGTGATATGTTAAAAATCCGCTACAAAAATATAGTTTTTTAATCAAAAAAGAAATTTTCTGATTAATCACGAATAAACATCAATAAAAATCCTTTCATTTTTCCCACTTTTTAGCCGTTTTGCGACGGTTTTACCCTTTCTCTGGAATAACTACCAAGCAAAACTTGTTTCTTGGGCATAAAGCGTTTTATTTTACTATGGATCTTGTCAAAGCTGTATGCGTCTTTGTTCTTTATGCGGCAAAGGTGATAGTCGAGCTTTCGTATGTTTGCGCTTCGGTTGTCGTCGAGTCGCTTCTGATCCTTCGTTTCGTGGTAGCCGCCATCTACCTCGATGATGAGTCGAAGGGAAGGAACATAGATGTCGGCATAGTATGTCTTTCTTGGTGTAGTAATCGGGTACTGAGGTAAGAACCTTAGTCCGAGCCTACTCAACGCCCTCCCGACGGCACTCTCTGCTTTCGTAGTTGATGCTAACAATTCTCTTCGGAAATTTGAAGAAAACAGCTTTTTGTTTTTTTCTTTTTTATTTTTTTCTTTTAGCATAATAATATATATATTTTAAGCTTTCTTTTTCTTATATCTTTTTCTTTATCTTTATCATATGCCCCTACCCCTGCCCCAGAAGCTGGGGCTACGGCTGGGGCAGAGCCTACCCCAGAAACTGGGGCTACGGCTGGGGCAGAGCCTACCCCAGAAACTGGGGCAGAAATAAAGGCTTAACTCGCCTTTATTGTTGTAGTGGAGCTGAGAGCCTTGTTTTTGTGGGCAAAAATACTAAGAATTATATTAAACTAATCATTTCTTCTTAAAAAATATTAAAAATTTGTTTATTTTAATGTTTTTCTGATTAGTTTAATATAATTTTACCCCATCAAACATTTTGTCTAACTTTTAAACATTAAGTTTTATGGAGATTATCATCTTATCAGTTCTAACAGTTTCAGTAGCTTTCATTTTCGGAAGCATAATCGGTCAGGCAATTTACAATTACTTGGCAAAACTATTAAGTGACAAATGAGCAAATCAGACACAGAGTTAATCAACAAAGCAGAAAACACCGACGACTTCTGCGCTCTTTGCGACTTGGAAATGCTTGCCGTTTCCAGTGTCGCAAAAAGTGTGATCCATAGCCTCGCCGTTAGAGCCTACCACTTGGAAGAGTATTCCGTTTATGGAGAAATGTAACCCAAATCATAAAGTAATGGCACAGGAACGAACCGTAGGATGCGGAAGGGGTAGATACCCTCGCACACAAGGCGATTATTCTTTGAAAAGTGAGTGGTTCAAGAACCTCTCTCCTGAGAAGCAAGCAAGACGCATCAAGGCGATTCAAGCCTTAGTCAACGCGAAAAGTCGAGGTTTCACGCAGATATGTATTGTTATTGACAAAGAAGGTAATGCAAGGAGATTTGAGAGCATCAAGGAAGCCGCAGAAGCCTGCGGTGTAACAATCTATACAGCTCGCAACAACATCTATCTGAACCGAAATAACCATAATGGTAGTAACGATCATACGACGTTGCGTGATAAGCTTCGTTTTTACAACTACGAAAACCCTGTTTGGAAAACCAAAGCTAAAAACACTATTCTATGAAAAGAGAATACGATTATTTTACAGCGGCATTTTTCTTTCTGCGCGTTTCATTAGGTATATTCCGAAGGATTATATGGAACGCAACAGAAAAGGTTCTTACACGCCTTCTCTATGCCGTTTTTCGCACTCCTAATTGGCTCGTACATCATCCGTGGGCGATAGTGGCTATCTTGGTCGTCGTTATCGCGATCCAACAAGTGAAAATTATCAACTTGTCTGTAAATGCAAATAGCACAAGTCACAGGATGTGGGAAATGCAAGTCCAGCTTGACTCAGCTTGCATGACTAACTATAAACTATCAAAATACTAAAAGGATGTATATTTTTTCGACTGATCCAAAGCTCAAAGGGCGAGACTTCATTACTCGCAAGATGTCACAGGAAGAAGCCAACGACCTCTTTCAAGATATGACCGCCCGCGTGAAATGTATGATGGCTGTAGTCAATAGTGCCGCATACATAACGATGATGGACGCGATAGATAAAGTCAAGAAGAAACCTATCTACAAAGGCAAAATAAAACAGCTCTTCAATTCTGCTATAACATCATACAACAAACATGAACGCGATCTAAAATGGGGTAAATTTCAAGGTATAGAGTTCTTCGGACCGAGGAAGAGAACCGAAGATGAATTGATGCGAGGCATAGAACAAGCTACAAGGGATGACCTGTATGATTGGTATCTTGACATAGGAGCTTGTGCTTACAAACGCACAAACAATGAGATAGAAGGTATGCGTAAGGCGATCCTCGAAGTCCTTGACAAGAATAATATCGACGACAAAGATGATTTGTCTTACATCCTTATCGCTGATACAATGCTCGAGTACTCTTGTTCTATCTACGACCAGTTGATGAAAGAGTTTAAGGCGATGTCTCAGGTAGATTTATCCGAAGCCTTTCGCCCATTCCGATTAACAAACACTTACCGATATTATGACGATGCAATCGGAATTATCACGAAAGCTGCAATCAAAGGACATGGCAGGATCAACCTCAATGAAGAGGAAAACATAATGGAGGCATTCAGAATCCTCGATACGAAGATGATTGAAGATGTAAACAATATGGACTCTGCCGACGAAGCAATATCTGAAAACCTAAAGATGTTGTCGCCAGAGGTGTATGCGCAATACAGGGATCTTCGTGACACTCCACAACAACCAGTAACTATTCAATAAACCAACAACTATGACAGAAAGAGAATTATTCTATGCGGTTTTTCGCAATTTCCAAGCGGACTATTGCGGTCTTGATATGAAAGGTACATTGGTGTACTATAAAGGCGAGTGTAAGTTTAACACCGATGGTTTTAACCTTCGCCATAACTTGAAAATGCTTTGTAAGACCCTCGAAAATTAATTACGTTAGGTAAGTATGGGATCATATACAATACGGAGGACTCACAACCTTTATCAGGTGGTTGAGAATGGCATTAAGACCATATATCAAGACAATAATTTGGCAAGGATCAAGGAATTTATCCGTAGATCCAAGAATGAGTTGAAAACACTAAACCAAAAAGGGTGCGGAATGAGCCATCAGGCTCACGCGCTCAAATATTCACGAACAATTAACTCGTGAGGATATGACAACAACTCTAACATATGAGCAAAAACTTAAAGAGATTAGGGCGCAACACGTTAAAGAGCATAAACATCTTTACTACATAAAGAATCGTGAACGATATATCGCGTATAGTCGAGAGTATAGCAAGACATACCAACGTAGTGAGGTTCAGATACGGAAATATCGTAATACCGAGAATGAGAAGTATCGCAATGACCCTATCTTTAGAGAGAAAGCCAAAGCCAGATCTCTTCGTAACCATCGCAAGAAAAAGGTTCGTAAGATCCTGACAATACTCGAATCAATAATAACGAAGAAACTATGCCAACAATAGAAGAAAAAGGCAATGGAGGAATAAGGATGAAATACAGAATCAAATTAACAGAAGAGCAGTATGACCACATTGAGCAATGTGTAGAGGTCTGCCATCGTATTGCTTGCGGGCAAATTGAGGCAATCAATGAGATATTGCCGAACATCATAAACTACAATGATCTTCTTGACCTCAAGAAAATTGCATTTCCTGAGTTATCGAGATATGAATCTTATGGATGGAATGGTGGCTATCGTGGTACAGGGCATGATGAAGATTTTTGTAAAGCATTCGATAAATTTCAGGCACAAGGCTATCAGATATGGCATCATATGTTATATATCCGTAATGTTGCCAAGAATATAGACAATGTTTACTCGTTTCCTACTCTTCCCACTAATAAAGCAGAACAGCCAATTATAGAAGTGATAAAATAATAGAGGAATAAATATGGAAGCAAAAGAATTGATGATTAACGACATCGTGGGTTCTCGTTTTCAAGCACGCCTTGAGGTTATGTGAATTGAATAACATAGCTGACAATTTTAAAGTGTAGTATGCATGTCATTATACAAAGCTATTGAGCACCAAAAGGAACATAGACAGCAGTACCGAGGTGCTAAATTATATAGTTGTAAATGTCGCAATCACGGCTCTTGCTCTTGGTGCGAAAGGAGTAGAACGTTCAATAATATCAAACGGCTTGAAAAGTCAAAATCAATGGAGGAACAAATATGAAGAAGATAATGTTTAACGATAAGTACGGACTGACAGATGCTGTACTTGAAGGTCGTAAGACGCAGACAAGACGTATTGCCTATGATGGAATAGTGAAAGATCCAAATATCGGCTATGGCTTGGAGGGAAGCGAAAAAGACAAATGTGTTCTTTGTAGCGGTTGTATGATAGTCGCAAAATCAACATATCATGTCGGCGAAGAGATAGCTATTGCTCAGAGATATTCGGAATGTTTTCGCGCGGTATGCCTTGAGAACAGCAAAGGTTGGAATAACAAGATGTTCGTAATGGCAGAGTTAATGCCGCATCGCATAAAGATAACCAATATCCGTGTTGAGCGTCTGCAAGACATCAGCGAGGAGGATTGCTTGAAGGAGGGTGTGTATTATCATACGGAGCCACCGAGACATCACGAATATGACAGGTATTCTCCATGGAGCCCAAGTGTAAAGCCTTACAAGTTTGAAAGCGAGAAGTATTTTTGTTCTGCTAAATATGCGTTTAAGCACCTTATTGAAAAGGTGAGTGGCAAAGGAACCTGGGATTCAAATCCTTATGTGTTTGTGTATGACTTTGAATTAATAAAATAATAATTATGGATAAATACACAATTTATTGCACCTCAGAGCAGACCAAAAAGGCTCTTGCACTTGGTGCGCCGATAGACCATAGTGGTGTTCCTTTCGAAGACTTAGAATCACTCGGATATAGTGAATATTATAAAACAAAAATTTATGGGATTATTCCTACCGCAGAGCAGATGATTGGATGGTTACGTAGTAAAGGGTTTAGATTTAAAATAGACGAATTATCCGACATCACCCCAGCATATAGAGTAACATTTGGTTATTGGTATAGAAACGGACAAAGTAGTAATCCTAAAGAAGCTACTCTCGCTGCCATTGATGCGGCGTTGGAGTATTTAATCAATAATAAGAAATGAAAAGGAAGGATGTGCTTATAGAATTATTTACTGATGCAGTAATTGTTATAATTGTATCAATAGTAACAAGTGTATTAATGCAATGTGTTAATAACTAATACAGAAAATATGGAAAATTTTGATAATGTAAAAGTAGGCGACGAGGTAGCTGTCTGTATAAGATCAGGAAAGCATATCAAAAAGGTCGATAAAGTCACTCCTAAACGCTTTAAGATCGGATCGGCATACTTCAACAAGAAAGATGGGTGTATCTTCGGATCCTCATATCATATCAGCCATTGTGAGATCCTTACAGATGAGCTTCGTGAAGAGATCGCCCACAGTGAACGTATCGGGAAGATGCGAACCAAGCTCTGTAATGTGAATATGTATTCGTTCAATTCCGAACAGGTAGAGAAATTGTATGCTTTCATGGTAGAAAACTCACTAATCATAGATAATTAATTATGACAAAAGAATTAGCAAAAGCAATCGTCAAAGAAATAGCAAAGCAAGAAATGGAAGATTGCTTCAAATGTGCACTCACGGAATTTTGTGACCGTATCGAAGGCGTAATATGTATTGATGCCGTTCATTCATTAAAAGCAATGGAGAAATGAGTATGACAGATAAAGAAATTATAGAAGTTGTTCAAGCTCATAGCGAGGGTGAGCAAATACAATTCCGTGATTTCAATATTCCTACTTGGACTGATTGCATCGATAATGAACCTGTGTGGAATTTTGGTGCGACAGAATACAGAGTGAAACCAGAATCAAAGATTCATCCTTATAAAGACCGTGACGAGTGTTGGAACGATATGCAGAACCATCAACCTTTCGGATGGATTAAACATAAACATCATGGTAATTATTTTTGTCTTGTAGCAATGGAAAGTTGTACTCATTTTGAGGATCTTTTTAAAAAATACATTTATGTTGATGGTTCGCCATTCGGAATAGTAGAGGAGGAATAAAACAATGAAAAAGACAGAAAGAATAGAGAAGTTCGTTCGTAACAACGACTTAGAGTACGTAACACTTGCTGACGGCACAGAGGCTATCATCGGTAAGATGGACTTCATGGAAATGTATCATTTCGCACACCTCAACCACTTGCGTGTGCAAGTTGTTATACAACGCGATGGTGGGGAATGGACGTTGAGCGAATATATACCTACCGAAGGAGTGGATATCAAGTACATTCTCTACAATGAAAATTTAGGGCATAACTATTGCAATCTTTATTATAAGAACTATGTTGACGAATTGCTTCAAACACCACTTACTGAACGCCTTATACAAAATGGTGCAAAGCCGTCGGAATTTATAGCGATGATGGAAGAAGTTAAGGCGGTGAAGGAATTGCTCGAAAGTGGCAAAGCTGGTTATGATAAGCCATTGCAAATCGTCATCAATAGAGAAACCCTTTCGGTAGAAGTTATATCCCAAAGCCCTACGTATGTATCCTTTCACGGCATAACATACGCCGTCGCAATGATGGAGGTTACAAAGCAGATGACTCTCGACATCAAGGATCGCGCTTTAAATCACGGCGCAGTTACTTGTATCGCAGGACAGATGCCAGAGGAGTTATTTGAAATTCTCACGGAAGAAGAGAAAGATAAGCACGATCTAAGTATATGCCCAAAAGAGTCAGAGTATGATCACTACCTATTTGGTCCTTTTATCGTTCTCGATACGGATAACTTTTTAGGATACGCTTACCGAACTTCGTTTGATGGCAAGATATGGTATTGGTCGGGAGGGGAGCATACTAATATCACCCTTGCCAAGTCAGATGATTTGTTCCCATATCATAGCATAATATCAGAAGATACTCGCGAGGAACGCTCCCATGATTTGGATGTTGCAGCTTGGCAGATACCAGACATCGTAGAGACGGACAGGTACGGAGAGTTGATAAAGATGCCGAAATGAGCAGAGAAGAATTTAACAGTATCGGATGGACTAAAGAGTGTGTCGTCCGAGATAAGTTCGGGCACGAAGGACATATCTTGACAGTATTCTTTGAGTATGGAGTCATACATTATGATGATGACGTAAAGAAATGCTCATTCGGTCGTCATTATAGAGAACTTACCTTCGTTGGCAAGATACCAAAGCAATTATAATATGAGAAAAAATAAGCAATACACTCCAAGAACTTATTACACCCCTGACGAAATCCTGAAAATTCGGGAGTTAAGGGGGAAGGGCGCAACAATCAAGGAAGTCGCGGAAATTATAGGCAGAAATATAGGATCTGTATGTAGTGCCTGTGAACGATACCATATCCCTTTCACAAGAAAACGCAAGAGTGACGTAAAATGGGATGAAAAGACCTTAGACCGCCTTTGCTTGCATTACCTTCGAGGAGATTCACGAAAGATGTTATCGGAAGAGTTCAACGTTTCAATTAACTCCATATCCGTACTTCTAACGAGGGAACGGAAAGCTGGCAGATTCCTCCCTTACGTCAATCAAGGCAGACCAAGAAAGAATTACGTTTTACCTTTTGAATAAATCAATGTATGGAAATTAAAGTTATCAACAAAGGTAGCCAAGAACTACCAAAGTATCAAACACCACAGAGTGCAGGCATGGATCTCCGTGCCAACATCAATGAGCCAATCGTGCTCGCCCCACTTGACCGTAAATTAATTCCGACAGGACTCTACATCGCTCTACCAGTAGGTTATGAGGCACAGATCCGTCCTCGTAGCGGTCTTGCATTGAAGCACGGCGTTACAGTTTTGAACGCCCCTGGTACTATCGATGCAGACTATCGTGGCGAGGTAGGTGTCGTGCTGATAAACCTATCGGAAGAGCCTTTCACAATCAACGCAGGCGAGAGAATCGCACAAATGGTTATCGCTAAGTATGAGCAAGCAACCTTCGTAGAGGTTGAGTCTTTAGATGAAACAGAACGCAACGGCGGCTTCGGCAGCACAGGTAGAAAATAATAACAATCTTAAATTACAAACAAAATGAACAATCTATTCGGTTCGCTTGACCTTACAAACACAGGCAAGCTCGTTAGAGAGGAAGGACTCTCTACTACATTCGTTAGACAGGATGGATCTAAGATCCTTAACCTCGGTATCAACATCGTCTTTAATCGTGACGCACAAGGCAATATCTGCGCCAACGAAAAAGGCATCATCGGCAACATCTTTGCATCTTGCACAAAGGATAAGCAGAAGGAAGGCGTTTCATACTTCATCGCTTCACTCCGCGAAAGCACATCAGGCGAAAGAGCTGCAACCAAAGAAGAGGTAGAGAACCTCCCATTTTAATATCTCCTACTAAACGAAGAGGGCGCACCATTACGATGCGCCCTCAATTAATATATGTATGTTAGCGTATGAGAGAAGCGAATTTCTCTGCCGCCTTATGTAATGCTTTAAGTTTCTCGCAAGCAACGGATACTATGGTGTTGAGATCCTTCGCTTCACAACCATAACCACCGCTATACGTTGCGCTGAAATATCGGTACTTGACACCTTCATCCGTGCTCCATTGTAACCTCTCGCCGTATATGCTTTCAATCTCATTAGCATACTCATGGATCGAATTGAACACCTCGTCGGTATCCTTTTGGTCGGGGTAATGGATCACCGCCTTGATAGTGAATGCGTCTTTCTTCGCACTAATGCTAAGATAGTATCGACTACCGTAACCAATACCTGCATCAAGCCAGTAGTCGGTAAGGTATTTCCTCTCTTTTGCGAATGGAGCGAAGTGTTCAGATTGACACTTAGCAATGAATGCCTCCCAGAATAGCTTGAGCGAATTGTTTATAGGTGATAATTCGGCTATTTCGACGGCTCTCTCAGGTTTTACTATTGTATTGAATAGAATTGCTGGCAAGGAGTCATCTATGGCGATAGCCGACGCTTTTACAAGGAAGAATACACATCCGTTAAAGAAGTTCTTGTTGAGCGTTTCGAGTGCCGAAATATGTTCTTCCCTTGCTTCTTCGACAATCCATATCGCAACTTTCGCACCAACTGTTGACGCATAGGTCACTACTTTGCCCAAATGGTCGTGGTCGCTTGATCCATACTGATTTTCTATCACTACCTTGCAATCTTCTGAGTCACCTATCTGCGCTACAATGTCAACGAAACAGGTAGTCAGCAAATGTTCTCTCTCAGGATTAGTTATCTCTATCCCTACTGCGGCACTAAGAAGATCCAAGTGATGTGTCAGCCACGGCGTAAAGTCGTGAGCTTCATGCTTAAACACCTCGTTAAGGCGTAGATTTTTCAAAGTTCCTGTTTTCTCCATGAGTGCAAAGTTAAGACAATGTACCAAAAGACCTAAATTTGCACTATTATTATTGTATATTATTAACTGACAGATGGCAGATTTTAAGAGATATTGAGAAATAATAAAACTAACCTTTTTATACGCTTTTATATCTTAATTTCTCTTAAAAACATTAGTTTTCTACTAAAATTATATTAAATAATGATTAGTTTTCAATGTTATATGATTAATTCTATATAATTTTAGACCATCAAACATTTATCAACATTTTTAATCATAGGAGATTTACACAATGGCACAGAAGTTTTCTCTTGTCGGCATCGACGGCAACGCCTTTTCGATCATGGCTTACGTTTCATCTTGCATGAGGGAAGTAGGTTACACTCGCTCGGACGTAATCGAATATCGATCATTGGCAACATCATCAAACTACCACAACCTTAACGTTGTAAGCGCAAGCTACATCGACAAGTGTAACAACAGACTTTAATCATTAACATCTAAAAATAGGAGATTTACATTATGACAACAACAGCAGTTTCTTCAATCATCGACGGTTCTCAGTTCTTTAGCTTTGAGAAGGTTCGCGTACAAGACATCACTTTCGATCAGCTCTGCCACACGGTCAAGGAGAATGACGTTAACACCCAACAGGCACTCAAGGGTATCTATCACTACGCCTTCATTCAGGAGGTCTTGGATATGTGCAAGGAGTTCGGTTACACCCCTGAGATTTACGATCTCTTCGCTGCTCAGAATAAGAACGGCAACACCCCTGGTGTTTCCCTCATCCCATTCATCGAGGAACAGAAGGGCGAGCGTCACGTTGAAGCACACCTTCTTCGTCGCGTATTCGCCAATGTGCGCCTTGTCGATTTCGACGATGAGGAAAATACCACGAACCTCTCTATCGCTTACTATCAGCGCGGTATTCAGGTCGGCTTCGGCAACATGGTCAAGATATGCCACAACCAGTGTATGCTCGGTGCGGATAGATACGCCAGCACCTATGGCGAAGGTGGAGACATGGGTCGCCGCGACTACAAGGAGATCCTTAGTGTCATCCGCAGCTGGCTCACCGACGCACGTCACATCGTTGAAACGGATCGCGAGCGCATTGAGAAGATGAAGGCTATCGACGTACCCGCAGAGCAGTGCTTCACCCTAATCGGTATGCTCACCGCAGCTCGAGTCGCTCACGATACTACTTTCAAGGAGATCCGCAAGCCTGACATCTACCCACTCAATCAGGCTCAGATTACCGACTTCACGGAAGATTTGATGCTCCGCTATCATCGCAACGACAGGGTATCGGCTTGGGATCTTTACGATGCCGCTACCGAACTCTACAAGGCGAAGGCGATGGACATCCCTTCTATCCTTCCTCAGAATAGGGCAATGGTTGCATTCTTGGAGGAACAATTCGCATTCTAATTCATTCAGTATTCACTCACAGGGAGGGGTCTTACGGCTTCTCCCTCTTAATTCTTTTCATCCATTATGAGCAAACTTATATGTTTCCAGACAGACACTTATGTTAGGGTTTCGGAAATTGCAATGGTGCAAATCATACACCCTACCGAAAAACGTGATGCCCTTCTTCTCACCTTGAAGGGAAACTCAATGTCACAGCAATTCAACTTCAACGGCACAACAGCAGAAAACAACGCTGCTGTAAAGAAGTCTTACGACTACATAATCTCAGCTATCGAAAAGGAGGACGAACAATGAAAGCAAAGGTAGGCGACAAAATCCGCATCAATCATCTATGCGGAGAAAACGACAGATATGACGGCAAAGTCGGCATTATCACTCACATCGACGGAATAGGACAGCTACACGGCACTTGGGGCGGTCTCGCAGTTATTCCAGAAGAAGATTCATTCACAATTCTATCTAACACTTAACAGTTAACACTATACGACTATGGTAAAAGTATTTTTCACACTAACAGACGAGACTCTTGAGCAACTCGCCAGTCTCGAGACATTTATAAAGAACGCAGAAGGCGGTAACCCTATTAAAGCAATGGCGGTACTCTCAGGGGTAAATATTCTCCAAGCCAACCACAAGGGCGGTCACGATGCGCTCTGCCTCGACATTCTCAGTAAAGAAGGAGATAAGCATGCTCAGGATTTATGGAACGATTCATTAGATATTCTCATTCTTCTTGCCGCAAAAGCATCAATTATGGAACACGAAGCTAAAGAAGCCGCTTCTCAAACAACAAACTAAACATCTGTACAATTATGCCAAACCACGTAAGAAACATTGTCAGAACGGCTAAATTCGCCGATTTTGAAAAGATTAAAGAACTTATCGTTAACGATAAAGGCGAAGTAACCTTCAAAAAGGTTATTCCTATGCCAGCTACGCTACACATTAAGTCAAGCACCGATGTTACAAAAGGATTAAAGATCCTCGACTTGATGAGATTAGGCGCAATGAAAGAAAATGCTATCTCACAAGTATTCGGCGACGACTACGACACGAAGAGAGTCGAGAAATGTATCCGTCTTGGTCACATCGCAAGATACAACATTGCGAAATACGGCTACGAAACTTGGTACGATTGGTGTCGTGCTAATTGGGGTACGAAATGGAATGCTTATGAGAGCAAAATCTTGGATGATAGCCTTTCATTTTGGACAGCTTGGAATACGCCAATACCTTTCTTTACTGCCCTCTCAAAGGCTCTGCCTGACATTACAATACGGGTTGATTATGCCGACGAAGATACAGGTTACAACTGCGGCACTCTAAAACTCGTCAACGGCGAATGCCATGAAGATTGTTTTGAAGGTGGATCTGACGAAGCTGTAGAGTTCGCCGATAACGTTTGGAGTATGTAAAATCATTAGTCTATGAAGAAGATATATAAGCTCACGAATAAGACAACTGGTAGATACCACTTCTACCGAAACGTAAAGGCGATCCTTGAACTCAATCCTATTTGCACACATACAGGATCTCTATACAACGCTTTCTCACTTGGGAACGGCGTATTTGAAAACGACAAGTACAAGGTAGAGAAGTTGGATGTAAAAGATGCCGTTATTGATGGTATGGAAATCAAATTCGTCGATAGCCTGTTTGTAGTAGATTAGTCTTAGATATAGCAAAAGGACGTGCCGATAATGCACGCCCTTTTGTTGGGCACGCTCGCCCTTGTAATCTCTAAAACGGATGCAAAGGTAACAAAATAAGACTAAACCACCAAACACAAGAATAAACACCCGACTCTTCTTAATTTCTCTTAAAAACATTAAGTTTTCTGTAAATTTTTATTAAGAATTAATCACTATCTAATCCAATCTGATTAGTTCTTTATAATTTTAGGACATCAATCATTTTAAACATAGGAGATTTAGAAATGACACAGCAACTTTACATTGAGATTTCTCAGACCTTAAAAGGTATGGATCTCGTCGGTTACTCTACCAAGCAGATGAAGCAGACCTTACTCGCTCGCAAGACTTGGGATAAGGACATCAACCCATTCTGGAAGCGCGTCGACAAGGGAGAGTTCACTCTTCACGAATTCATGGTAGCTCTCCGCAAGGCTTTCAAGGAGTTCAAAAGCATATTCTATCAACCAGAGTCTTACGAGGCTTGGGGCGAAGAGATTTACAACAACTAAAGTCACACATAAATTTATTAGTTATGAAAAAGTACGTACTTTTTTGGGAAGATAAATGTTTTGAATTCTCATCCCTTACAGAGTTAAATATCGACTATAATGAGCTTGGTCAGATAGTTTATGTAAGCCGTAAAGAATAACAGTTATGAAGCAAGACGACATCAACAAGTTAGGAACTATCGTTTCAAAGCTCGAAAACTTTATCGAAAGCCTCGGTGAGCAGATCGATAATCGCAACGACATCTACGACAATCGCTCGGAAGAATGGCAGGATAGCGAGAAAGGTGAGGAGTACCAAGAAGAGACCGAAAGGCTCGAAGAGGACATGACCGAATTAGAGAACGCTCGCGATTACATTCAGGGCGTATTAGACTTCTACCTCTAATAGGAGATTTACATTATGGAACACGCACTCATTAACATCGTATCAGCGAAGCTCATCAAGGGCATCGCTGATCTTTCAGTGAGCGAAGCTCGCTCATTCAACATCAATATTGCCGTCGGCAACCACAAGTACACGGCAGAGTATTTTCACGGCACTTTCGAGAAAGATGGATCTTACGACATCCTCCCTGGTATTCGCGTTTGTATTGATGACGCGCCTTACGGTCTTGGCGAGAAATGTCACGTTAACGTCGCTTGTCGAATAGACGCTATCGTAGCCAAGTCAGACGAATACAAACGCCTACAAGACATCTTCGATGAACGATTAGAAAAATTAGAAAGGTTCATGCACGGAGATAAGTTTTAACCTACTAAATGAATGCTTATGTTACTACAGGAATTTATCGACCGCACAGGGTACTACCCTAATGACGTAGAATGGGAACGAATCACACAGGAGTATTCGGAGGGAAAAGACGACAAGGATCATTTCTGCCGTAGATGGCGCAGACTCTCATTAAAAGGAGCTTCCGAACGCGCCGTCAACCTTCTCCTTCAAAAGAACATTCAAATCAAGGATTTGGAAGAGCATATCAAGAAGATCCAAAAGGAGCAAGCCGCATACAAGGACAAGGTTCGCAATCTTGAGGATGAGATCACGGCTCTTATGAGCGAACTACAAAAGGTTCAGCGCAACTTGATGCAACTATACAACAACCTCGCACCATTATCATAACAAATCTATAACATTATGGCAAAAACCGCTCACACATTACCCAAGCCTTCTCCTATCAAGAAGCAATTCGATGAGTTGAAGGCGAAACATCCCGACGCACTACTCCTTTTCAGATTAGGCGATTTCTACGAAACTTACGAAGATGACGCAACAGCCGCCGCAGGGATTCTTGGGATCACCTTAACACGTCAGAACGACAGGAACATCGCAGGTTTCCCATATCACGCTCTTGACTCTTATCTGCCGAAGCTGATCCGTGCGGGAAAGAGAGTTGCCATTTGCGACGCATTGGAAACGTCCGAGGGTAAAACAGAACAAGTCGCCAAAACAATCGTAACCCCAAACAACAATCAAGAAGAAACCGATATGACACAAGAAGAAATGACAAAGCAGATCGAGGATGTAAAGCGCGAAGCACAGGACAAGATCCTCGCTATCGCATCCGAAACAATCAAGGCACTCAACGGCAAGCTGCCTCTAACACTCAACAGTTACTTCGCGAAGGCTATCGGCGAGCTACAGCTCATAAAGCTCAAGAACAACCTTAACGCGGAGATAACGAAAGCCGAAATGGCTTACCTTATCGAATGGGCTGAAAAAGGCTTAAATCACGGCAAGTAAGCAATGAGTATAAGAATTACTTACGAATGGTGCGCCAACTGCCGAGAAGAGGTTGTAATCATGGCAATTAGGTACAGGACTCAAACCTGTCCTAATTGCGGCGCACCTATCAAAGCCTGTAACCTATGCGATCCACACACATCATGTAAACAATGTAAAAAGTAACAATATGAAAAACGAGAAATCAGAAGAAATTAGACAGTCCTTTCTTTCCTTTTTAGGATACCAATCTGTCATTGAGTTTTTTGAAAAAGATCCAATACCTGACGAGTCTCCTAAGGTAGCCGAGACGCACAAGAAGATACAGCAGATTATCAAAGATGATCGAGACATAGTTATGACGATATTCATCATGTCTTGGAATGAGTGCTGTAACGCGAACAAGTTCCTTTCTGGAAAAGGTAAGGATCTCATCAAACTCGCCCTCAAGGGTGCGCCTTCTATTGAAGAAGCATTTAGTCTTGGGCGCAAGTTAGGTCTATCTGATGAAGAGATATATAACGTAATGGAAGAATAGATATGGAGAAAGCATACGACAGGCGTAGGTTAAAGAAATGGATCAAAAAACATTCTCATAATTAAGTTATCATAGTATGGCTATTAATATAAAACAGAACGATTATGTTCAACCAACAGAGATCAGAGATTACGTTGTGCAAGGTATTTGTGATTCATTCCTGAATGAATGCGACTACCACCCAAGACAAGAAGGCTACTACAGACACGCTACACCATACATCTGGAGAAGTAAGCCAGACGGGACTTTTGATAAGTTTAGAACCGATTTCGTAAATAACGAAAAGATAGAGACAATCAAGTTTAACGGTGCGGAAATGAAACAAGCATTTAAGGAACTGATCAATGCGGGGTATTTTATGTTCAAAGTATATAAGTACGGTACATGGCTCACTTATCGCTGCTCAAAGAAACCAGAACTATTTGGATATACCCAATCCAGATACTCACGCGTTACAGAATTTAACGAATTTATAGATTAAAATATAACTAACATGGAACATAGTGAAGCATATAGTTATTACATCTATTCCTCTTCCAATGAGCCTGATGAAAAGATCGGGAAATTAGTGAATCTCGTCAAGGATATTCATTTCCTTTGGGCAACGGAGGACGACGCGGCTGAATGCCTCTATCATAGTAGGATCACTACAAAATCAGATATTACTTACGGCACGCATTATTTCAGCATCAAGTTAGAGAATAATGATAAAGACCAACTCATAAGGGATTGTATCGCCTTCTCTCGCAGATTGGAAGCTCCACCAATCAAGGAGATCCCCCTACCCCCTTCATCCTTGAAGCTCTACCTCGTTCACGAAGAATGGGAGCATATAGACGAGAATAAGCGAAGCAGTTCAGAAGTATTCCCTACGAAAGAGGCAGCATTTGCCTATGTAGAAGGCGAATTAAAAGGATGGGATAAGGAATATTACGACCCCGAAGGGAACAACTTTGACAAACGCCTTGAGATAGATAGCAAAGACAGACCGATGTGGGAATGGTCGAGGGCTACATCAGAGTACGAACATTGTTACGATATATATGTAACGGAAGTATCATTAGAAATCCCAATGAATCTATTATGAAAGATATTCAATTAACAGAGAAGGAGCAGGAGGCTCTTGAAAAACTCGCGAAGGTCAGCAAGATGGATTGTTGGTTCTCGATAGATGAGTTTGGTGTGTGGGATCGGGAAAATAAAAAGCATATCAATACAAGCGAAGCCATCATCGAACTCCTCGATGGGGCTACTTATAGCGACATCCTTCACACTGGTCCAGACGAAGCGTATATCATAATTAACCTACTGATAAAAATCATCAACAATGAAACAGATTACAGTAAAAGAAATGGCGGCTGCACTCGCAGCAGAAGTCAAAAAAGGTAACGGCGACAAGATCCTTATTGCGCCAAGCGATAACGAAGGGAACGAATATCACGGGGTGTTCTTTACTATTTCGGATGCCGAGGGTGTTGACGAGGATTTCATCGGCGATAGCAATGAATTAGATCCTAAGAAGCTAATGATTATCGGGTAGAAAAGATAGGGCGGATCAAGCATCTGCCCTATCGCTATAATCTCCGTAAGTATCTGGTTATCAGTTCTTAATGTATCTTAAATTGATTAGTTTTCTACTTAAAATATATTAAGTTTTGATTAGTTTTTAATAGTAGTTGATAGAAAATTATTAATTTTAGAATGTCAAACATAATTCATTCACTAATTAATAGGAGATTTACATTATGGAGTCAAACTACAACCCTTACACACTACCTTGCGCTCCTTCTTTCACAATCGAGGAGGAAGAGGAAGAGCCAAAGCTCACACCAAAGCACAGGGATCTACTTAGACGTTTACAGACCCTATTTCCCGAAGCTAACATAGACGAAGATTTCATCCAAATGCGCAATAGAGGCGGTTGGGTGTATGCGGAAGGAGTAGGGATCTCTTACCGAAGAGTCACATCATCATACGCAGATGGTCCAGAATTTGACTACTCTAAGGAAATCGCACAGATCCTTTGCAACTCAGGCTTCGAGGCAGCTGGCTACTACACAAGCGGTTGTGATGAGCGCAACTTCGAGAACCACGAAACATTCTACTACATCGAAATTTCATCCATTAAATACCTATAAGCTATGACACAGACAATGTACGCGCTCGCTCCACAATTCTTCATCTTTGGCAGCGACGGCAATATCAGAGCAAACAGTTACACTAAGCAAGTACTTGGCTCTTGGAAGAAGATTGAACCACGAAAGGATTTCATAGAAAGGCATCGCAACAAGCACACAGGGCATATAAGCCGTAGTCTCGTTTTATGCGCGACGCGTTTGTCAAAGCCTTATACATCATCGACCTTAAATCCTTCGGCACATTCACCGCCTACTCTCGACAGGAAGCAAAGGAAACACTTTCCGACATCGCCCACAGAGAAGGCATCGCAATCAAACGGTAAAAGAGATAACAACGCGTTGAATAGCAGACGAATTTCTTATCATTTCTTTGAGGACTACTGCTTTACCAAAAACCTGAAAGAAAGAAGTTGGCACTAACTATATAGCCGCCTGAGACAACAGGATAATCCGTAGATAGCGACACTAATTGAGGACAGCGATACAAACCTTTTCTACTTCAAAACATATCAGATATGAAAACAGCTTACGATTTTCGCGAATTAGTGCTGATTGACGATGCTACACCCTACGGCGGCAAGTCGCACAGCGAAGAAACTCTCGAAGAGTTTATGATAGAGATAAACAAATCAATTCACACCCCTATTAACGAGGTTAACAAGTGGCTCGTTGAATGTGGGATACAACCTATTAAAGCATAACATCATGGCAGTAACTTACGAAACACTTAAATCATTTTGCGCAGATGAATACGCTCTGAGACCGCAGCTCCATTACGCTATCAAACGAGGAGAATATTGGTGGGCTTCCGATGGATACCGCATTATATGTGTGCCTATGAATCAGACGCAACAAGGAGATATGAGATTCTTGTGCGACGAAATGCCAAACGATGCGGGCGCATACCCTAATGTCGAGAGCATTATCGACGTAAAAGGCTTCAAGTCTAAGTTCACAATCAAGGTTTCCGCAATCAAGGATGCAATGTCGAATCTACCCAAGATCGACGCATACGCCGAAGTTAAACGCGAACTCAATTTCATTGAATGCCCCGAATGCGACGACGGCGAGATTGAGATTGAAGATTCTGTTTACTACAAGGGAAATAGATACGAACTTATTGCGACCTGTCAATGTCCTATATGCCACGGCTACGGTAAAATACCAGACGTTGAAGGGTACGATCCAGATTGCGACGACTATGATCCCGATGAAGCCAGCACATACATCGAAATGGTAAAAACAGGGCGCAAGATACCCGATCTTGAAAACACGATGCTCCATATCAAAGGCACAGCTTACATCAAATCATCGAATTTTAACAGCCTTTTGCGCGTAGCAAATGAACAAGGCGTTAGTGAAATTGAATGTGCTGGCGGTAATTACAATTCATGCGTTGTTTTCCGTATGAATGGTGTAATAGTTGGTCTTATGCCAATGATTAAGGGTAAAAGCGACAAAAGGACTGTCAGACGAATCAAAATAGAGGAATAAACAATCTTAAAAAAGTAAACAATATGGAATACGAAGTTGGATTTTGGGTAAGCAAGGAAGGATTTTCCATCTTATTAGAAGATGAGAATGGTGGCGAGGTGTATAGTGCCGAGTATAAGTACAGCAGCAGCAAAGGCTCTTGCTTAGTGAAGGAACATGGAGAGATCCCAGACTCAAAGGTCGAAGAGCATATTGACAAGATCCTCGACCATTGCAATGAGATCACAACACACTTGCAAATCAAAGCAAGCCAAAACGACACACTTTAGATAGAAGAAATAGTCATAGACAAAGAAATAGCAGACAAAATCAAAGCATATACGCTTCACATAGACGATACGATATTGTCTTTGCACGGAATAAGAGATACGCTTGTAGGGATAGGCATTCAACACCCAGAGGGGTATGATATACTCAAAGTCTTTAATTGCATGAGGGATCTCAATAGTGCAATAAAGGGTTTGAACAATGCAAAAACCAGTTTAGAATCATTAATCAAATAATATGGAAGAAAATAGAATTGACGTTGATTTCGGTTATCGCATCGAAACCAAAGGCGAGCCTACAAGGTACTACGAAGGGCAAACGGCACAGGGTTATGCATATAAAGACTCGGCAGCTTTCAAAACAGGATCGGGTATATGCTACATTCCAGAATGCGAGTTAGATGATGACAATGGAACAAGGTACGCTAACAAATATGGCGGCTATAAGCGTGAAGATTTTATCGATTTCGTTACAACCGTTTTCAAGGAATACTTTCCCCATTTGTCGCCAAACGATCATATAGACTTCATCTTGTATGTAGCGGAACACGTATTCGAGACCGTCGATTGGCAACACCCATTGACATATCTTGGTGAGTGGACTGACAAGGATTGGGAAGAAATGTTTGAATACTTCAATTCTCAAGCAATTAACTTGAAAGTCTGGCGATGCTACGCGAAAGCTCATTACGGCGGTGGAATGATCCTCGTAGCTGCTCGCAATGAAGATGAAGCAATCGAAGCCGCCGCAAAAGATAAAATGACAGGTATTTGGTTCGACAGGTTCGACGAGAACGGATGTTATACCCATGATAGTAGCGGAGTAGCCAAGAGCGATTATTTCCCAAAAGGAGATTGGAAAGAGATCCCTCAAGTGCAAACTACCATCACTGAACCGAAAGTTATCTGCGCAAGTATTTACATAGAGTAGTATTTATACACGAATAAACCTTGACCGCCGTTAGACGACGTTTTTCGCCGTAAAATTTGGAGTTTTTCATTATTGTTTGTATCTTTGCGCACATTATGGAGAATATACCAAGCATCATAACCAGTTTACTAAAGCGATCTGGACTCAATCACGCAGAGCGCATAGACATCCCTGATAGAGAGGTCTATGTGCTCTCGTCTATTGCCGCCGATGGAACTATAGTTCCTATTGGGCTACCTTGTCTCTTTGAAATAACCGAAGAGGGATTACAAGAAATCGACGTAAATGAATCTTTTGAAATATTAGAGAAATATGGATAAACTGAAATATTGTAAATACTATAAAGGGGAAAAAGATTGCCCTTTTAAAGCATACACTCCCCCATTCCATTTCTGGCACTTCGAGGATCAGTATTGGAACGGAACGAATTTCGACCATAAGATGTTCGAGGATATAGCTCGCGAGTATATAGAAGAGAACAAAGACAAAGACAACTATATGACTTCCGATGCTCCTATCGAACAAAAAGGCTTCGTTATGTTTGCCGAAGCGATGTTAGAGAAGTGGATGCCACATAAGGTTGATATAATCTTCAAATACTAACGCGATGAAAGTACTTGATCCATTAAAGACTTGCAATTACTACAAAGGTGAGAAGGAATGTCCTTTCCCCCTCACCTCGGTAGAAGCTACTTATTGGGATATAGAAGAAACGTGGGTGAAGCTCGTCAATCCTAACGAAGGGAGAAGCGATGCCTTAGTCTTGGAATATATCATGGACTTTGATCCTGACCAATTCCGCTTCGCCGACATCCCGTTATCCCTTAAAGCCGTACTATATGACCAATATTATCATTTCTACGGCTCTAAGAACGGCTTTGACAACTTCATAAAGACCTACTATAAGCGGTCTAACTCTCATAAGGGCGATACGTTCTAAGCGTTCTATTTTTAAGACCAGGGATAGATGTTGATAATGCCTTCTGAGCTGGTTGCTCAATAATATCGACATCAATATACCACTTGCCGTTGTCGCCCTTGACAACTTTCGTTATACGGAACTTCGTGCCACGTTGTAGAAGGAACTCTACCTGATTGCTCGGAGTTTCGTTTCTTTTCGTACCATCCCATTCCAAACTTGCGACACCTCGCTTGTATGGGTTCTTCTCATCACCATAAGATGCGAAAGGTTCCATATATACACCCTTTGTACCCTTCGGCATATAGATAGAAAGCACCACATCATTCTTAGAGCCAATACCCGTTTCCATCGTGAAGAGTCCGTTTCTCGCTGAGTGGCAAGAAAGGAACAGCTCAGAAGCACCTTCTTTCCCGACGATATGCGACATATCATCCCCTGACAACCTCGCACCGAATATCTTCCAAATAGCGTCCGACGGCATACCCGATTGCATCCACATACCCTCTTGGAGTGCAGGAGCTTTGTCAATGATAGTCGTGATGACATTCGCATCCTTCAAGCCGTTACGAATAGTGTTACTAACTATCGACTCTAACTTGAACCTATATACACCAAGCATTTCCTCGTTTATGTACTTACTACCATCGGTATAGAGCCAAAGGATCTCCTTCTCTTCTTTTGATAGCTTACTCCACATTTCCTCGGCGTAATGCGACATATAATCATCAGCCTCCTTGAATGCTTTGCGTATCTCAGCCGATGTAGGGTTCTTGCTTGCACCTCTGAACCACTTAGCTTGATCCTTCTGCGCTTGTGTGAAGAGTTCTTCATCAAATACTATTCCGTGACTCTCGCCTTCTTTGAGCATTGTTTCGATACCCTTCATCTTCTCAGCTTTCTTCCTCGCTTCATAGGCTTTCTGGTATTCATAATCAGCCTTGACCTTATTCGCCTTTGCAATAGCCTCCGATGCACCATCAAAATCGCCTTTAGCAAGGAGTTCTTCTGCGTCCTTGATATGACCCTTGATGACCGAAGAACGTGTGTTATACGCCTTAATATCATCCAGTGCCTTTGTTACCTCGGTACGCTTTATGACGATCTTGACCTCCTTAATCTTCTCATCATACATTTGCTGAGTGATCCTCCAAGTAGAGTGGCGGACACGACCTTCAATGAAGTCCTGTGGTCTTTCTACATAGTCGCGTTGGAAGCTGAGTTTCTTTAACTGATATTCGAGGTCGCCACCTGAGTCAGCAATATACTTGTTGATACTTTTCTTCGCATACTTGTAGGCTTCCTCAATCTGATCCATAGTAAACTCCTTGTGGAAGTCGTCGATGCTTGGTATCTCAGCCCTAAGTAGGTCTGCCCTATCTTTAAGTTCTTTTACCTTTGCGCGGACTTTTTCTGCTTCGGAATACGCATCAAAGTATTTGCCAGAGGATACGGCTTTACGAACTTCACTTAGTGAAATATCCGCATTCTCTATTGCGTCTGCAACATCAAGTAACATTTGGGCGTTTTTCTTTGCCTCTACTTCCGTCATTATAACAAACTCTTTAGCAACACCTTTTTCTATGTAGTAGATTTTCGCGCCTTTTGCGGCATATCGACGCAAGGTTTCTTCACTACACAAACCGTCTCTAATCGGATGAGACTCGAATGTCAAACTTTCAACAGCGTCGATTGTAACTTTTCCGTGATATTGCAATTCGATATAACGGCTACATCCTGCGTCCACCAAAGAAACAACATCTTTGCACTCTGATTTTGAAAGGGAAGTGAAGGCTTTGTCAAACGACTCTACTTTCGGGTCACAGCACAATGTTGGTTGGTATCGTTTGCCAAGAGAGTCATCATAAGTCCATGTACATACAACCTTGTCCTTGCGGAATCGAACTTGCACATTGCCATATTGGAACGCGCTTCTTTGTTCTTTAACGGCACGAACCTTATCTCTCATAAGTAAGTGTCCGTATTTCTCATATTCCTCTCGTTCTAACTGAGCACCTATGTACTCATAACTGACTATATCTTTATGTGTTGACGGCATAAACATCTGGTGTGAAGCGACCAAACGACCATGCTTCTTTTCAATCTTGCCAGTTGTCTTAGAAGAACCACTGTAGCCACCACTTCGACCAACCTGAAAAGTATTCAAGAATCCTTTATCTGCGATTGATTCGAGGATGCTACTATCTACTTGCATTCCATAATCACTATCCTCGAAGAGTTCTCTCATCCATTTTTCTATCTTATCGCGATGAAGCACTAAGCGTTTATCTACATTCTTATACAACCTTATCGCATCGTCCAACTCTTCAAGTGTCTTAGGCATATCCGCACCAAAGATTGCTCGAACATCCTCAAGACTCTTCGCATCAGCAAGGCTCATAGTCTTACCGCCGTTCATTGCTGCTAATTCTTCTCTTCTTGCTTGCATGATAGCAGCACGCTGCGCTTGTAACTCTTTAAACTTCTTTCGTGCGTTATAAGGTGCATCTACCCAAGTAGTCTTACCACGAGCAATAGAACTAATAGCCTTCAATCGCTGTTGCGCTATGTAATCACGGAGTATTTCAGAACGTTTCTTGCCAAGTGACGCAACATCAATCTTAGAAAGTGATTGCATAGTCTTGTCATACTTCTCTATTGCATCTATGAGATACTGGTCTATACCACTCCTTCTAACCTTAACAGCCGAAACAAAGCCATTGTCGTCTCGGTCTGCAACACGGAACAGGTCTGCCACACCAAGTTTCTCTTTCCCTTCAAGTCTTGCCACATCATTGAGCATATGATAAATCTCCATATCCTCCTTTGACATCGCAAGACGTATTTCTACCGCTTTTCGGATAGCAGCAACATCACGTTTCGCGTGACGTGCCTCCGTTGCGAGGTCGATAGCAGATTTAGGTTGAGCGAATACATATCCTGTGGTATCGATAATGCCTGCATCAGCAACGAAAGCCTTTACCATTTCTGGATTGATAATCTTATCATCAATACGCATAGCATAGACCTGTTTGTTTTGCATCATAGTGAAGTAATATTCTATGTCCTCTGCGGCTTCGCCTGTCTGCGGATCGAAGAATTTGATAACACCATCCTTCTTCTCTGCCAAGAATACGTGTGCACCAGACTTTGCGCCTTTTGCTGAATCCCACTCGCAATATATCTCATAGCGACCATCCTCTGTCATCTTCTCAGCAAAGTATTCGTCCATACGCTTACGAGTCATATTTCCATACTTCTTCCTTTTTGCCCATTCGCGGGTTAATTCAACTTCTATCTTCGATCCGTCAGGGTTAAGGAAACGATACTGCCAACTAAACTCCTTACCTTTATGGGTTAGTTTGTTGAAGCCGTCAGCTTTTGACATAGCCGTCACATTGAAACCTCTACGACGCAATTCGTGCGTTACGGTGCAGGTTTGGCAGTTAAAACGCCAATGGCGTGGATTCTCAGATCCTTTGTTTGCTAACTCCCAAGACATAGATGTACCGCGAGGAACACCAAAGAGTTTCTCTAATTCATCCATATTAGCAAGGAGATAGGCTTCATACGCCTCTCTATCCTTCGCCATAACTTCTGCAAGTTGTTCCGATGAGAGCACTCTGCCATCCTTTCGCGTAGTCTGCGCCGCTTTGATAGGTGCTGTTGGCGATGATGCCTTTGGCTCTAACATTCCCGTAGGTTCTACCTTAACGACATCACGAACAATCCTTTGTCGCCCGATTTTGCCGTCGTAGTTATCCCTTACCCAATAAGGTTCTTTGCCTCTTTCTATCGATTGGTTGATCCTATCAAGATTCTCAGAAACATACTTATCGTATCCTTCTGGCATATCTGTAATCATATTAGGCGACACATAGTTTGCCCTTTCCTCTGCGGGGAGCTTCCTTATCTCTTCAAACTCTTCGTCTGATACAAGGATAGATGTTACAGTGCAACGACAATTGCTTCCCCAGAAGCACTTTCCATTTCTGCGGATATACATAATATGATTGCGCTCCAATTCAAGGTCATACACCATTCCTTTGTATTGCACCTCGTCCTTGCTGAATACGGTACAGCTTTCGGAGTAGCACTCTGTTACACGAATAGCATCTGCATTGAGTTTGTATGTGCCATTTCTAAAGGTATGCTCTTCGCCCTCCTTCTTGTCAATTCGATAAGATGGTCGTGAACCTACCTTTACAAGCAATTCGCCTAAATCCGCAGCCATGCGCTTTGACGAAGTAAAGAACACTCTTACTTCGCGACCTTCGCATACACCGCCTCTATTCCCAACGAACCCATGAGGCTTCTTAATAGATCCATCACAAGCGTTGAAAGCATCAAGGAACAACTTTATCTGCCTCTTGCTCGCATTCTTTATCTCCTTTGGTACATACTTCTCTACGCTATGCCCGAATTGCTTTAGATACTCGCATAGCTGCTGATTATACACATACACCTTAGAGTCGGTAACATGAGGCATCAATCCCATATTTTGAATGCACATCACAATCTTTGGCTTAGTAGGACAATCTTGCTGTGCAATACTTATTTGGGATAAACGACAAGCACTACCATCGGAGAGATAGTAGCCCATAAATTCACAGAAAGCGTCAAAAGGCACAGTAAGACCATTGAGATTTATTTCTGCGACATCTTCATTGTCATACTTACTTGAGCGATAGAAACCACCGTTATTCTTAGAGTAGTCCTTTGCGTCCTTGCGGAGAATGCGCTGAGTGCCATCCTTAGAAAGATGCACCATTTCATGCTCTGGTGTTACAAGGCAGTCGAGACTCCTGTTATGGAAGTGATACATCAAGCCTTCGTGTTCCCAAGACATCATCTTAGAAATGCCAACCCACTCAACGCTTTTCGACTCTGGAATAAGAGAGAAAATCTTATCTGTTGGTTGCACATCCTTGAAGAATAGCCAACCACGATCGGTAAGAACCTCGCTCTTGTCATCATAACATCGTGGATGCCACCCAGTGAATTTAAAACTCTTCGGATAGTTGCCGACCATCATATCACAGATGTCGTAGAGAGGTTGTGGTTTACCTTTGCTATCCTTGCAAGTATGGTTGCCCGATAGCTCAATCTTAATGCCTATTACAAAAGGCTCATTCTGCCAACGAACCCAATCCGCATTACGATAAGCCATGTTCACCTCCGTTGCAGCTAATCTTAGAGCATTCTGACGCGCAGAGCGATAAACGCCCGCACCAGGGTGCTCAATATCGGTACTTGTGAAATGCACTTTGCCGTCAGCATCAACGGTTCTCTTACGCCACTCAACTACATCCTTCTTTGTTCCGTCTGACATCGTTTTCTTGAGGTGGTAACGGCGGTACATAGCGTCGGGATTGTTGAGTAGACCCCTCACTCTTCTACCCAAAGACTCTGCACTCTCTCCTTGTCTAAGACCATCCGTAACAATATCGGACATCGCCATTTCAAACTCAGCCTTAGATTGTAAAGTGTAATTCCACACCCTCTGCGACAATGACAAGCCTCTTTTCGGTTTGAGTCGGTAGTCAAGAAAACTATCTCTCGCGGTGTTTCTAAGGTTATCTAAGGCAATACCAGTGAATGCGGATTTATTGCCAAGAGCAGCCGTTTGTGCGGCAAAAGAGAGGACGAAAGCGTTACTTATTCCTGTCGTTATATCACGAACAAGGGCATTGCTATACTTCTCTAATGCTTCTGTGACTCTTTTTACTGAGTCAGGATAGTTATTGAACGAAAAAATCTGGTCGGCAGGAATATCTCCTATCGACATACCTATATCAGCAAGCTGCTGTATCAACTCATTGTAGAGCTGTTTTATTCTTGCGTCTTGTGTTGCAAGATATTCAAGTAGTTCTCTTTCGTTCATATCTTAAAGTATATTAAAAGATTACTTTGTTTTAATATTGTTTGGATTATTCTTTATAATTTTGCCTCCGCAATCAGCGTTATCGAGTGGCTCGGCGCATCGGGTATTTGGTTGGAAAAGACGAGGGTTACATCAGGTGGGGTGCGTTGTGCCTGAGCTTTTTTACAACTTGTGTCTATGTATTTTTCCATTCAAACCTATCACCCAGACATGAGTAAGATTTCCTCTCTTTTCTATTGGTGTATTGTCGGTGTACTGCTTTAATTGAGATAGTACATATTTCTTATCGGCTTTAGGAGTGTTTTGTACGAGGATAGCCACATTCACGCCTTGCTCGCTTGCTTTTGTTAAAGCTTTATCTATTGTGCGACTACCCGCAGAATTAATTGTTTTTACATCAATCATTGCGTGGTCAACAAAGCCGTCGTATTTCTTTACACCTTCAATGTACGACTTTTCACTCATTAAGTACGTCCTGTAGCCCCTTTTAGCAAGGACTTGTGCCGCATAATCTTCTCTATTATCGTTATTATTGCCTTCTCCTAACTCGCCAATATGAACAATCTCATTATGGTCTTTATGTATCATGTAAAAGCCACTACTTTCATCAAAGTAGGACTCTCGATAGTTGCCTGTCGCAACAAGACTATCATATACGTCACGCCTACTCCTATACGCAGCAGAGCTGCTACTGTAGTATCTCGTTCCTCCTGCTTGCTTTGTCATATTAATCTTCTAATTTAATATCCTCGCACCAATCATAGTGCATAAACAAGTTACCTTCTCTAAAAGGATAGTTACACATAAAAGGTCTACCCTTCACATCCAAGCAATGCTCGTTAGTATGATGAACACACTCGCCGCAATAATGCCGTTCTGATGCCTCAATTTGTTTCTTCTTTGCCATACCTTAGATATTCTTTTATCGCCCGACAGAAGTCGTCTAACGACCTGCAAATGACGTATTCATAACCTTGCTTTGTGACTTCTTTTTGAAAATCCTTTTGCGATTGCTGCTGTGTACCCTTCTCCGTTTTCATTTCAATGAAGAGTCCATGCTTGCCGTTACTACTTAAAGCAAGAAAGAGGTCGGCAACACCTGCCAACACTCCTTCTTCTTTCATCTTACGACCTGTGACGGCATCCCTTCGTCCTCCGTTTGGGATGGCGAACAACAAATTTCGGTATTGAGGATGCGACGCACGAAACCACTCCACACAGGCAACCTGTATGCGATGTTCCTCGTCATTATGTTTCTTAGGAACTTTCTTTTGTAGTTTCAAATAGTCGTCGATTTTCATTACATCGCCCCTCCAAAAGCATCTTGAATTAGTGCTGCCTGTGACTCCTTCTGTATCTGCTCAAGAACCATCTGTGGGTTGCTGTTGAGAGAGTTCTGCTTAACAGCTTCCTCCTGTGACATAGTAGCTTTACCACCCGTAGCAAGAGAAAGAATCTGCACGCTCTCATAGTCATTCTTCGGGAAGTAAGGAGTAAACTGAGGCTCAACATCTATTTCATCAGCAAGGGAAGGAGCAAACGCTCTGCCCTTATTAGGGATAGATGTAATAACACCATTTTGGACGAGGTTATAACGTCTTGTAAGCAACTCGCCGAAGGTTTCTATCTTAACGTTTGCCTTCATGTGTGGATCGGTAAACATCAACTTGATAGCCGTACCACTTGTATTGCTACCAAGTGTTTTCATGTTCTCGAAAGAAACGTCTGGTGTTTGGGTATAAGAGAATACGATGTTAATAAGATTAGCAAGCTCGCCTGTAACGGACTGAGGTGAGTTATCCCAAGAAAGGACATTCATTTCAGCACCATTCTCACCTGTGTAGATACGACCAACCTCGCCCTTCTCTGCGAAGCCGTTAAGTTTGCCCTTGATAAAGTATGAAGGTGTACCGAAGTAGTCGTTGGTATCGCCCCAATTGGAAAGCAGCTCCTCAATACGCTCAATGATAGGCTGCACCTTATTCCATTCGGTTTCCTCCTGTCGATAGTAGATAACAGGGATCTTAGTGAAGCCATGACGTTTTGGAGATCCTTCCATGAGTTTCATGGAAGCACCTTCGCCTACATACTGATAGACGTGAGTGTTTGTATATACGTCGAAATGACGCTCAGAAGAACCATCGGCATCATAGAGGTAATATTGGCGAGCGAAGCCATCCAAGCGGTCATATTCATCATAATGTGGATAGAGAAGATCACCATTGAGCTTTGAAAGAATACGCATACGCATATCGGTAGGCTTGCCAGACTCGTCGTAGATGAAATACCAGAGTTCAGCGCACTCACACTCACGGAACAAGGCGCGAGCAATCTTCTTGTCAGCATACTTCACCTTGTTATCGTGGAATACGCGAAGAACGCGATTGAAGAGTTCGGTCTGCGCATCCGTAGCCTCGTTTGTCATCTTGTATTCGACAGGAATAGAGAAAAGGAAGCCAACAGGACGCTCGGTAAGGACTTGCTGCATAGGAACGCACACACGGCATCTATCCACTACCTTCTCCTTGTAAATAGGTTCGCCTGTTTTATGATCCAGTTTGCCAGTAGGCACTTTGATACGCTTCTTCTTACGGTAAAGTGGGTTCATTACCTTGTGTGAGTATGGATCATACTCTTTTTCCGTTTCCTCAATAGACTTCTTGAAAGGCTTTTTTCTGCTCGTCATTAAGGTGTAAACCTCGAAAGGCTCTAATGAGAGGATTTCTTTAATTGATTTCATATCGCGATGTATTTGTGTTAACTCAGCAAAGGTACTAATTGTAATACTTAAAAAAGCAATGTTTGTGCTTTGCGAATAAACATCAGCCCATCATATCGAGGATTTCTGCCGCACTCATGCCACTACCATAGCCTCCAAGTATCTCTTCAAGGACTACATAGCGGATAGCATCTATGCCGTGATTGAAAGCGTCAATAGGCTCATTCAGCCAATGTCCTTCCTTATCTTGTCGATAGGTATAGTTCTTAAACTCCTTACGAAGATTGGTACTGCGCTTGGTTATCTTTAGTTTGAACTCTTGCATCTTCTGAACGCCCGCAAGGATAGAACCAGGGTACTTGCTCACCGCATGAATATCAATACCTGCATTATAGATTTCATCGATCAATCGAGGATCAGCAGACTCGCTTATTATCTTCCATTTCTTGCCCGTATCCTCTGTGTGTGTCTTTATAGCTCTTATTATGTCGCTTGTAAGCATGTGGGTTTGGTAGCACACTTCGTCGATATAGAGCACGTTATCGTGAAACCAAACCTCTACCAATGATGTTGGATCGGACGTATAACCAAAGTCCATACCTAACCAACCTTTCTTCTTAACCCAACGTGGTATATCGTCGATAACCTCCGTATTCTCAAAGACAAGTCCTTCAACAATAGCTTGTAATCCCTCGCCATAAACACGCCATAGAGAAGGGTTCTTCCATTGCAAAGACTCGATTTCGTCAACTACCTTTTGCTCAAGGAACGGATTTTGCTTGTATGTCGAAATGAAATGAAAGGTCTTTTCCTCTTGATTGAGTTGGCAGATCCAATGGTCGTCGGTAAATGATGGGTTGTAGTCTATGATAGTAAACTTTGTGGTACGCATCTGTAGCTGCTGCCATTCTATGAAGGTTAGCTCATTACCCTCGTTCACATAAAGGATCTCACGTTTGCTACCACGAAGTTTCTGCTCATTGTCTGCACCGAAGAACTCAATCCAAGAGCCATTATCAAAGTAATATATAAAATCTGATTTCTTCCAATTTCTATCATTCCATAGTCCAAGATTTATCATATTACCTTGAAAGTCACGGAATACAGAACGGCGAATAGATGTCAAGGTTTCACGGACTACGGATACGGTTGTGCCATAATGATTCTGGCAATAGACGCAGAGAAACAATATGATGTTATATGTCTTTCCACTTCTACTGCTTCCTTGTGCAGATACCGTTGTATAGCCATCTTTCACGGCTTTATCGACGGTTCTATATACAGGAGTTGTCTGTATCTTTGGCATTACTTCCCTTCCTCTTCTTTATCTACTTGCGATGAACTATCTATGACCTCGATAACGATAGGATCTGGCTTCGTAATCTCCTTATCGTTAGATGTTATATCAAGCATACGTCCTACAACGCGGTCAAGAATCTTCTCAATGGCATCGAAGCCTCCATCGCCTATTACTTGTCGGGCAATAACGCGGAGTGCCATAGGCTTTGTCTTGTCGGTAACGAGGGATTTGATCTGATCCTCTGTACCAAAGGCACAAACAATCAAACTTTCTCTTATCTCGTCTTTCGTAGGGATAGCATAACCGTTCTGAGTCATTTCATCTATGATAACTCTTAGGGTGTTCTTCGGTCGCCCTTTAGGATTGAACACGTCGCCCTTCCTTGCCATCTTTAGGTTCGCTATCTGCCTCGCCCTTTTCTCAGGGTCTTTACTCATTGCCATAATCTTCTTATTTTCTTCTTATATCGTTTCCTAAACTATTGGCGTACTCTCTCCTGACTTCTGCTACATACATAAGATTTCCGTCTTGGATGTATCTTGCCGATTGTCTTAGGAAGTAAGGTGCTTCGGGGTTACTGCGAAGGCTGCCAAGCTCGTCAAACGTCATATTAAGAACATCATCAATAGCTTTTAGCATCTGCTTTGATGTCATCCTACGCTTCGGTTGGCAGTCCTTAGAGAACCGCCATCCGTTGCCTTCTTTGAAAGATGTTTCATTTTTCATTTATCCGCAGAATTTCTTTGAAAGGTCGCCTAAGAGATTTTCAAACTTGTCGGGGCTGTAACTATATACATCCTGCAACACGAAGCAAGCATAGACGAGGCTTTTGATTACGTCGTTCTCGCCATTTTTCGTTCTGTGGCGAGTGATATACTTAACGATGTTACCTTCGTCGAATGAAAGGTTGTTTGCGTGGATATACTCGACAGGAGTAATTTTCTTGTCGTAGTGTTCTGGACTGATTGTATTGTTTGCCATAGTTCTTTTGGTTGTTTTAAAGAGGTGGCAGAAACATCACGCCCCCGCCACCTGAAAATTGATTATTGTATTAGGTAAATTATTTCTTGTTTACGAAATTCATAAACTCAGCACGGGTCTCAGCATCGTTCTTGAAAGCTCCTGTAAGGAATGATGAGGTCATAATACCCTTCTTCTTTACACCGCGCATTTCCTTGCAAAGGTGTGAGCCTCGCATAACAAGAGCGATACCAAGAGGTGGATATTCTTCGCCAAGAGCCTTCTCAAGCATTTCTACGATGTCGTGCGTAAGACGTTCCTGCACCTGTAGTTTAGCAGCGCAATAGTCAACAACGCGACCAATCTTTGAGATACCGAGGATCTTGCCCTTTGGATTAGGAATGTAAGCGAACCAGTAATGCCCGAAGAAAGGCATCATGTGGTGCTCACAATTATGGGTAAGAACGCCGTTGATGCAGAATGTGTGTTCGTTGTCACATTTGAAAGAATATACCTTAGTAGGCTTATCCACAAACTCAACACTAACAACTTCTACCATTTCGCTCTCGCCAAGGTCTATGTTTGCTTCGTACTTCTCAAAGCCATGCTTCTTGAACCACTCTTCACTTAGTACCTTCTTAGAGATATTGGTATTATAGACATCATGCTTAGATACTGCGCTCCGTATGCCTTTTACTCCGTTTCGTGACGCAACGCCCATGAAGTCACGCAATTCATTGATAAAGTCTTTATTTGTTGACATTATTCTATCATACTCCTGCTTTTCTCCGCGATAGCGAGTGCCGTCAGTATCAAGATAACCTTCAACAAAGCCTCTCCAACAATCATAGTTAGCCTTTACAATCTCAGGAAGGTGGAATTTCTGAGTCTTAGAGCCACAACCAATAGATCCGAATGGAATGTTAAGCATCTTTAAGGTTCTGCGGGCAATCTCTGATGAAACAACACGAATGCGATATTGGATCATCTTACCACCGAAGCCGTTAGGCTTGCATATAGTTTCGATGTTTGCCTTATATCCAAACACGTTGTATAGAGCATCATAGAATTTACATGTCACCTCAGAATTGTTCGTTTCAAGACAAATTCTTCTATCCTCTTGCACCGAGCATTCTGCTGCAACAACAGCAAGGAAATAGCCAAGTTTCTTTCCGACCTTAAAGTCATAATGCTTCTGGGTGAAAGTCTTTGGATTTATCCATTCAACTTTTCTGCCAAGCGAACTTCCTGCTTCTATCCACTCACCTTCTGAGCGCAAAGGATGATCCGCAGTAACGCTGAATCTCTTACCATTGGCAAGAGTTATGTTTACATATCCATCTGCCTTATGTGTGGTAATCTCAGTGATTGTTGTTTGCACAGGAATGCCATTGACAATAGTCCAGAGCTTATCTCCTACTCTCTGGTCTCTTGCGCGATTTTTCTTCCCTACAGAGTTGACGCACTGAAAGCCTGGTACACACATAGAATAGTAGTCGCCCTCGTCGATAACCATTGAGTCGTAGGTTATACCATCCTCTCCATTAGGGAACACAGTAATCTTTGGCTTCTTTGTTTCATCGTAACCTCTGAATATCTCTGCCCACATACGGATGATGCGGTCAGGTGTGCCAAGCAAGCCTGTTCGATTTGGATCTTCGCCAATATACTCAAAAATGCGACGGATGTTATCTTCTACTGTTTCACCCTTTTCGTCAGGGAACACGATCCATTCTCCTTCTGGCGACTCAGCACCATAATATGTGCATTTGTCGGTAGAATAAGGACGGCAGAACACTACTGCTTTATCATACTTGAAGTAATTCTCAAGGGTAGCTCCTGAGTCGCAGATGTCATCAACGACAAGAATGTTGCTATAACTTAATTCGGTAAATACAGGCAAGTCAAGCAACTTTCCAAGTTTGATTGCAGGATAATAGCCACCGCGAGGTATGCCGTAAACGCCTGTATATTTCTTGCCCGATTGTTCAATCTTACAGGCGAGCTTATTGATGTAGGCATCGTAAAGCTCATATGTCAAAACTTTCTTTTCCATATCTTAACGCACATTTATGATTTTCTGCTGTTGGAGAGAAAGCTGCCAATCAGGATGTTTCTTGATATACTCAATACAACCATCAAGGATAGCCTTATTCTTCTTCTCATCGCCTGTATCACAAGGTTGCAGGTATTTGTTTTGAACCTCCACAGGGTAGTCCTTTATCTCATGTTCGCCGTCAAAGACGATTTTGATTTCGTCGGCAGCTACGATCTTAGGAGTTCCGTTGTTGACGTATGCGTCCTTTGGCGAGAAGGTAACATAGTCAATATTCCACGGATAAAGGTTAGTGCCGTTTGTTTCCATAGCGACATAGTAGCCATGATCGTGGAGTCGGTCAATGAGTTCGTGGTCGGCTTGAAGAGTTGGCTCGCCACCTGTCAAGACGATGAACTTACAAGAGCTATCTCCTGTTGTGACAATCTCTAAGATTAGGTCGTTAGCAGTCATTTCGACATAATCAGAGAAGTCAGTATCGCAGAAAGGACACTTTAGGTTACAGCCAGAGAAGCGGACGAAGATAGCCGCACTTCCAGCCCATCTACCCTCGCCTTGCAAGGAGTAGAAGATTTCGTTGATGCGATATGTTTTCATTACATTGCCTCCTCGCCGTCAACCTTTGTATCATCAACATAACAAGCGATGTTGCCCTCTGACTCTTGCACGAATGCCTTGTAGCATTGAGGGAATTGAGAAACGATCCACTTTGCCATATTCTCAGCCGTAGGATTGAAAGAAAGCACCTCGTTGAGATACGCATGGTCGAGTTTATCGTGGATAGCATTCTTAATATGCTTGAAGTCGATAACCATTCCGTCATCGTTTAGGAAACGAGACTTGCAATATACGGTAATGATCCAATTATGCCCATGAAGGTTCTGGCATTTACTTTCGTATGAGAGTTTCAACTTATGTGCAGCCGAAATCTCCATTCTTTTTGAAACGTAATACATATCCTCTTGTGTTTTTAAGATTCATATTCAGTTGTATCCTCGATACCTGCATCACGAAGAGCTTCTTTTCGCTCCACGCAAGTGCCACACTTACCGCAGTGCTTCTCACCGCCTTTGTAGCAAGACCAAGTTTCCGCGTAGTCAAGACCAAGCTCTTTGCCGTGACGTGCTACATCAGTCTTTGTGATGTTGGTGTAAGGTGCAAGGATCTGGATGTTTTCGTAAGTGCCTGCACCCATTGCGTCAGACATAGCAGCGATGAAATCAGCACGGCAATCAGGGTAGATAGCATGGTCGCCCCCATGATTGGCAATCATCACGTTTTTCAAGCCGTTAGACTCCGCGATACCACAAGCAATCGCAAGCATAATGCCGTTACGGAAAGGAACAACTGTTGATTTCATGTTAGCATCAGCGTAATGTCCTTCTGGAATAGCATCAGCACCCTCAAGGAGAGAGGATTTGAAGTATTCGTGCATGAAGGTGAGAGGAATTACGATGTGCTTGATACCAAGTCTTTCGCAATGCAACTTAGCAAATGGGATCTCTTTCTTCGCATGGTTTGATCCATAATCGAAAGTAATGCCCATTGCAATCTTATCCTTATATTCGTGCAGGAGAGTTATTGAATCCATACCTCCTGACACTATAATCAATGAGTCCTTCATCTTTATTACTGGTTCTTGAAACAAGCTAAAAGGCGAGCCTTCTCAATATCCTTGTGTTCGTCGTCAGCATAAGTAGCGACAGGATAGATGCTTATACCACCGCGAGGCATGAACACGCCGATAACCTCAAGATACTTAGGCTGCATGAGGGCAACAAGGTCATTCTTAATCATATTCACGCAATCCTCGTGGAAATCTCCGTGATTACGGAATGAGAAAAGATACAACTTGAGAGATTTAGACTCAACCATCTTCTCATTAGGGATGTAGTTGATGATGATCTTTGCGAAGTCTGGCTGACCTGTCTTTGGGCAGAGTGATGTAAACTCTGGGCAGTTGAATGTCACAAGATACTCATTCTCAGGGTGTTTGTTAACGAAGGTTTCAAGCACCTGTGGCGCATAATCAGTTTCATACTTTGTGTTCTGATTGCCAAGCAAAGTAACGCCGTTCAATTCTTTTTCGTTTCTCATTTTGTTTTGTTTGTTTATGTTGTTGTTATTTCCAAATAGGCTGTACGTTGTTATACATAAAGTCTTGATATTTTCTCCATTCCATGAATGCAGGTCGCCCTAATGCTTGTGCGCTCTTCATTCGCTTTCCTTCTGGCTTTGGAATGAGTTTGATGATACCCTCTTTAGGAAGGAACTTGAAGGTGTATCCGTATCTACGGCTCACAGACCATGTAGAAGAGTCAACAGAGTCGAAAGGTATCTTATGGAGCATCGTACTCTTCGTGAAACCCAGTCCGTGAATACGGCAACCTAAAGAGTGAGCCTTGAGGACGAATTGGCGAGCATATTTCTCCGTTAGCTTTGGTGGGAGTCCTTCGGTAAGGAAGTATCCAAGAGCGATATAATCATAGTCCTTACAATCCTTTATGAATGACTCTTTGCCTCGGATCGTGTGCCAAACAGGAATAGATTGCCAACCAACAAGGTTTTCGAGTTTATCACGCAAGCGTCTTGTTTCCTCTACGCCATAAATCTGATCCACATCCATTTCGACATAGTTCCTTATATGGTTCGCTCTCACGAATGCAGCATACTCTTCGGTATATTTCTTAATATCTACCTGTTTGCCAGAGTTGATGAATGTAAAAACGCCACTATCGAGGATGAAGTTACGCATCTTAGGAATGTTATTGATGATGCTATCCATCTTCTTACAATAATAGTAGGAAGAAAGGATGTCTGCACCAACGACCAGATCCTCAATATCCAATGTATTGTTGATAGCGAGATATACCTTCATAGCCTATTTAACGCTTACATTTGGGTAGGAAAGGAGTGCAACAATGACTTTGTTTCTGACATCTTCCTCAATGTCAGCTTCCTCATAAGGGATAGTAACAGTAACTACAAGGTCTTTGCCCTTATCCTCTTCTTTCGCCTCTTTTGCTTCCTCGAAGAAATCATCAAGGTCGCCATTTTCGTCATCATTACCCATGAAGGAAATGTCAACACCCCAATCACCAAGATCCTCGGTAGTACCCCAAGTCTCGTTAGCAAGGATGTCGTAATCCCAACGACCATTGCTCACGTTGTCACGGATAACAATCTCTTTCTCTCTATTCTCAGAAAGACCGTGCATGAGGACAGTAGGCACTTCTTCCATTCCAAGCTGACGAGCAGCCTCGTAACGCATATTACCTGCAATGATAACAAGCGAGCCTGTTCTGTCTGAAAGAATGATTGGGCGGCACTCAAAATAATCAGGATTGTCCTGAATGCTCTGTTTAAGACGAGCCATATCATCTTCATAGATATAGCGAGGATTACCGCCAAGCTTCTCAAGCTCAGAGGTCTTTCGGTAAACGATTTGTACTGCGGGTTTCTTCATACTTTTTAGAATTATTCCGCAAAACTAATCATTTTATATAACTTTAAGTAATAATATGATTAGTACGAATAAACATTGCCGCGTTTTTCGGCGTTTTTGTGGTGTTTGACGGCTTTTTGTAGTTTTTCTTATAAGTATTACAGGCAATAAAAAAAGCCGCATTATAGCGGCTTCTTTCCTTTACTTATCGTAAAGCACATAATCAATAACCTTTCTGTTTGCGTCGTCAATTTTCTTATGGTCAAAATCAATATAGACGGCAGTGACTTTTGATCCATTGGAATGTCCTAAGGCTGCACTGATAGTATCAATCGGCACATCAAGGTGTGAAGCGATGGTCGCCCAAGAATGTCGAGACCAATAGGTTGTGATACCTTCTTGTATATCCATACTTTGCAAAGCAGAGTTAAGGTGCTTCGCGTAGTCCTTATAGGATGTGTATCTATCCATCATAGAAAGAAGATACTTCTTACCTTTCAACCTCTCTATAATCTCATCTGCCTCTGGTTCTACTTTGATGTGATAGTGTTTGCCAGTTTTACGTCTATCATAGTCGATGTACCCATTCCGATAATCTTCCTTCCTAAGATGCAAGAGATCCACAATGTTGATACCAATGAGCATAAACATGAGTTTAATGACATCTATGTACTCATTGTAGTAAGCTGTATGGTAACGGCTCGTATAGTTGAGGGAAAAGAGCCGACGGATCTGCTCTATGCTCAATGCACGCTTTGTTGTCTCAGCACGTCGTATCTTATACTTCAAGAAAGGATTGACCGACGCAATACCCTCTGCCATCGCATCTTTTATTGCAGCTCTTATGTTTCTCAGATGGATCGACCTTGTATTAACCTCACATCCGTTCCTCTCTAAAAATTCATCAAAGTGTTTTACCCATAAGGCATCCACATCGTCAAAGGTCAATTCGTCTGCATCATCGGCAAACATAAGGATCTTCTTTCGCGTAGTGTCGTATATCTCCCTTGTTCGCGGAGAACGTCGGCTTTGGGCGTAGGCATTGTACCGAAACAAAAACCTTTCCTCTAACGGAGTTTCGTCAACAGGCATCAGCACCGCATTGATCCTCTCAACAAGGTCTTTCGCCTTGAGCTTTGTGTACCCGTTTGCTGATACTTCCATCATTGCGCCTTTCACCTTGACTAAGGTTTGCTGCAACACCTTATTATAATAGGAGGCACGCGGATGACGGACAACCTTCTTCTTCGTATCATCCCAACACTCTATCGGAATAGATACATTCGCATTTTGCATAGCTGCCGTGTTGCAACTACGAATGATGATTTTCACAGGAGCTTCATTCTGTTTGTTTAGCTTCCTTGCATCTAAGTAAAGATTAACTGTAGCCATAATCGTACATTTTAAAAAGAACAATAGTTTTCTCACGGATTTCTCACGGATTCAGCACCAATCTGTACCATAATGTACCCAAAAAGTGCAAAAACTATGTTTTTTTTAAAACCTACTCAATCCACGCTACGAACTACCTAAAACGCTATTCTGTTACGCTTTCGAGAGTTAGTTTCATAGTCGGGGTGACAGGACTTGAACCTGCGACCACACGCCCCCCAGACGTAGCGTCGTTGGCTCTAATCTTTGCACTTATCTAACACATTTTCAGCACATTACGCATTCGCTCTAATTACGACAAATTTTGCCTTCTCACGGATTTCTCACCGTTTTATTTATTTTCGGCAAATTTCGACTCGAAAAGTTGAAGAAGTCTGTCGATCTGCTCTTGTGACTTTGCAAGGCTTTGCTGTTGGGAAAGGATCACATCGATGAGCTTATCATCACCCTTCCTCGTTATTTTATTATTCTTGCCACCAACGGAGTTGTCACCGTGCACGGAGTTATCTTCGGATACATCTATATTAATAGTGTTATTCTCGAAGCCTTCGGCGAACATATTTCCTTGCCCTGTTTGCAACCATTCAACATTTAGCTCTGGATGTGCTTTCTTGATCCTTTGTATTACACGAGGACTGATATTGTTTACAGCATTGGCAAAGTATGCAGGTGATACTCCGATATCCTCCTGAAACTTCCTTTTTGACAAGTCCACAACTGCGAGGAACTCATTTAGTCTTTCTCTGATCTTTTCCATAATAGTTATTAATTGACAGGTTAATTATCTTAATTATTATTAATTTTTAGCCGAACTAATCATTTTATATCGTTTTATTGAAAACTATTTTATAATTTTGCCGACGATTTTATATAACTTTTATATATATGCAATATTAATACTATTTTCTAATAGGTGCAATAATTATACTTTATTATTAACTTTTTTTAAGTGATGCACTGGAGATTATAGGGGTTTATCGCATTTTATATTAAGTAAAGTACAATTTTTAATATAATTCACGAACTAAACACTTTAAACATTACTAATCAGATGAAAACGGCAAAAGAGAAAAAGACACTAAAACAGAAGGCTTTAAGAGCCTATCAAATGAAGGTCAGAACTGAGTATGAATCGCTCCTTCTGAAAGGATATGGAAAGACGGATGCCAAGAACCTTTGCGCCGACAAATTCAACCTTTCCTTCGCAACTATCAACAACTACATCAAAATAACCAACGAAATTGAAGAAGAAGTATGATAAGCACAACACCGCAAGTAGAGAAGAATAGAATGTACACAATCTGCGAAGCGGCTGATGTATTACAATTACACCGTAACACACTACGCCGTTATACAGACGAAAGCCACATCTTCTCTTGTGACATCAATCAGGTAGGTCGAAGGGTTTACACAGGATTGCAAATTATAAATGGTTGGAGGAAATTCTATGGCAAAGCGATACTCTGATACCGAAAGGTTTGCAAAGGATTTCTATAAAGGACTGCCTGCACCATACAAATTGCTTTGGGAGTATGTATGTGCGAATTGCGACTATGCTGGTTTCTGGAGCGTTGAAGAGGCTGTCGCCCAATACCGAATAGGCGATGATGCCATGATAAGCCTTGAGAAAGCTCTTGCCTTATACAATGCCGACTCTTGCCGAGTCCTCACCTTAAAAGGAGGATCTTTATGGTTCTTGACAGGGTTTATTGAGTTCCAGTATGGAAAGCTGAACATCGCAAAGAACGCAAGCGGCGGTTACAATAAGGTTCATAGGCTTGTAAATGAGAAGCTGAAACACTACGGAATAGAGCACCTTATAGACAAAGAAACAGGAAAATTTATAGGAGATTCTTCTGCCTCTACTTCTGGGGCAGAGCCTACCCCAGAGGCTGCCCCTACCCTTACCCCTACCGTAGGGGTATATGATAAAGATAAAGATAAAGATAAAGATAAAGATATTGATAAAGAAAAAGAAAAAAGAAAAAGCAATTTCCCAAGAGACATCGAATTGATTTGCTTCTACTACAATTCCCAAATGATAGGCAAAACGATAAAACCTATGCAAAGAATTGCAACGGATAGCGGATTACACAAGAAGATAAGAGCGAGAATCAATGAATACTCTATCGAAGAGGTTGAAGATGTGATTTGTAGAGCAGCAAACAGCACCTTCCTTAACGGAGGATCTGCAAACAGGTTCATAGCTACAGCCGATTGGATATTCAGCCCTAATAACTTTCAAAAAATCTACAATGGAAATTACGACAACAGAACAGCGAGAGGCATCGACACAGAGACCGTCCAAAAACTCGAAGAATATTCAGATGCCGCTATGCACTTCGCCAAACTTCGCACCCACGAAGAGTGAGCCTGCAACAGCAGAGAAATTCTTGGCTCTATATCATTGCGACCACGAAACACGCATAGTAAGAAATATCTTAGATTGTTTCGGTGGCGAATTCCCTACCCTCGGCAGAGTTAACAGGCTCTACGGAGAAGGAACGGCACAGGAGTGGCTTACATACCAAATCGGGCAGATGAATCTCTTTTGTGGTACGCAAAAGATGACAGGTCAGCAGTTGATTACGCTATGCGAGTATATCGCCAACGATTTCTACTACCTAAAGGTTACAGAGGTAGTCTATTTCTTCCACCAAATCAAGATGGGTGAATACGGCTCATTCTACGGCAAGGTTGACCCTCAGAAAATCACAGAGGCTCTCATCAAATACTTTCTCCCTAAGAGAGCAGCAATCTTAGAAAAGATAGAACAACAAAAGAGGGAAGAAAAGAAAGAGGAAGAAAAGAAGAATGCCAAATATGCACCTGATTGGATCATAAAGAAACATGGTTTGAAGAAGGGCGAACCTTTATCAAATGTTTTCACTAAACTCAAAAAGATATGGAAAAATTAACTCTTAAAACATTAGTCATCCGAAACTTCCAGAGTTTTGATGAGATAATCGTCGGTTTCTTACCCCACGAGACTAATATAAGTGGAGATAACGGTGTCGGCAAGACAACTATCTTCTCAGCATACACTTGGTTGCTCTTCGGCAAAGATGCTTTGATGCGAGAGAAATTCGACATCAAGCCTTATGGTTCTAAGAAGGAGGATGTTGAAGTTATATGTGTTTTAGAACACACTACGGATCATAGTAAAGAAGAGATTGAATTGCGCCGTGTCCTACACGAAATATGGACGGATTTAGGAGAATATAAGGGCGATGAAACGCGATGCTTTATCAATGGTATTCTTACCAAAGCTACCGAATACAAGGCGTATATCAACACCTTTGCTTCAGAAAAAAATTTCTACATCCTTACCTACCCAAACTATTTCCTTTCAATGGATACAAAGTCGCAAAGAGATTATCTTTGCAAGATGGCTGGAGAAAAGGACATCAAGGATGTTATCACAGGCAACAAGAGATTGCTTGAAGCCTATGATCGCATACCAAAAGGATTCTCTATTGATGATTTCATCAAGAAGATAGAAGGCGAACTCAAAACCTTGAAAGATGAGAAGAAAGGCATACAACCTGCAATCGACGCATTGATTTCTACTATGCCGAAAGAGATTGATGATGACGATGTAAAGGAAGAGGAAGCTCGCATCAACAAGGAGATTGAGCACATTGACGAATTGTTGCTTTCATCGGAGAGTGCTATCAAAGAGAAGGTGATGGAGCGCACTGCGATATATGCCAAGATAGGCATAGCTCAAAGGAAGGTTATCGAACTCACGAAGGAGAGGGATGATAAGGTTCGAGATCTCAAGGACAAGGATGAAAAGGCTATCAATGACGCAAAAACGTTGCAAATGATAAGGGTAAACAACCTCAAGATCCTCACAGGAGTTATCGAGTCACTTGAAAGCCAAATCGTATCCCATGAAGCGAAGAAGGATAGGCTCTACGGAGATTTGGATACTCTTATGAAGGAATGTCACAAGGTAAACGCAGAAGAGTTCTCTTCTATATGCCCCTATGCAAAGGTAACATGCAACCATATTAGCAGCGATAGCAAAGAAGATTTCGAGGCGAAGAAAAAGGAACGTCTTGAAGCCTTGATGAAAGAAGGTAAAGCAAAGAATATAGAGTATGAGAGCGTCGTATCTGAAATCGCAGATCTCAACGAAGAACTTACGGCTAAGAGAAAGATTGCTGACTCTAAGAAAGCACAGATTGCGGAATATGTCGAGCCTACTTATGATACCAAAGCAGAACAGGACAAGATCATCCTCTCCTATGACAAGGTTATCCACGAAACCCAAGAAGAAATAAACAACCTTCAATCAGCTTACGATGCGTTCAAGATAGAGGATAATACCGATAAAGGTGCGTTAATGGAAGCAAGAGGCGTTTTACAGGCAAAAATCAAGGAGCTTCACACCCTTTCCGCTCAATCCGAACTAAGAGATAGCATCAACGCGAAGATCGAAGAAAAGAGGAAGGAAGGTGTCGTTGTAGCATCTAAGATTGTCGCACACTCAGAACTCGCGGAGGATCTAAGAAGCATAAAGACGATGATAATCAAAGATTCAGCTCAACGCATCAACGATATGTTCGCTATCACAACTTGGGAGGTAACGGAGCTTTTGAAGAATGGCACATACAGGGATACTTGCAAGCCTTTCGTAAATGGTGTTTCAGCATCACTCAACACAGCTATGGCACTCAACGTAAGACTCGACATCTGCCAAACGATAAGCAACTACCTCGGTATCCGTCTGCCTTTATTCATTGACTCAAGAGAATGCTGTAACAAGACAATAGATTTATCTATGCAAATCATAAACTTGAGAGTAGCACCAATAGGTACGCCTCTCACTATTAATTAATCTCTAAAACAATAACAAAATGGAAGAAAAAAAGCCAAATGAGCAGGTGAACATCACCGCTCCAGTAGTTAAGCCTACTGAAACAGTAGAGTACCTTATGACCTCTATCGGTCAGCAAGTGAAGAAGTTTGAGCTTCAGCAGCGTATGGCACAGGTCTATGCATCTTCATCCATCGTACCTAAAGCCTATCAGGGTAGTGCCAACATCGGTAACGTTATCATCGCAATGGACATGGCAGAGCGCATCGGAATGAACCCTATCACCGTAATGCAAAACCTATACGTCGTATATGGTAACCCTGGTTGGTCAAGCAAGTTCCTCATTTCATCTTTCAACCAGTGTGGCAAATACACTCCACTCCGCTTCGAGGTATGCGGTAAGCCTAACACAGACCAGTGCGGTATGCGTGCTTACGCTTACGAGAAGGACGATAGGAAGAAGGAGAACCCTCTATATGGTCCGTGGATCACTATCAAGACCGCGAAGGATGAGGGTTGGTATAACAAGCAAGGCTCTAAGTGGCAGACCATTCCAGAGTTGATGCTTCGCTATCGCGCTGCCGCTTGGTTCATCAACACCACCGCTCCTGAGATCTCAATGGGTCTGCCTACAAGAGAAGAGGTCGAGGACATCAGAGAGGTCGCCGATGCTGATGCCGTTGAGGTCTTTGATGATATTGCTATGCCAACAGATTTTGAAGAGGTCGTAGAGGAAGCTCCAAAGGAAGAGCCTAAGAAGAAGGAGGCTGCACCAAAGTCAGATAACTCACCTCAGTCATTCTTTAGCTAATGAAGGTCAAAGTTTACGGAAGCGGATCTTCTGGAAACACCTATACACTCACATCAAGCACGGGGGAAACCTTAGTGCTTGATGCTGGCGTTAACCCGAAGGATGTTTTTAGGGATGTTTCGCCCGAAAACATATCCGCAGTCCTTGTGACGCATACACACGGCGACCATATCGCTTATATCAACCGATATTTCGACTGTTTCGCGCCTGTTGTCGCCCCGATAGACAATAACAAGGCAATTATGCCAGAGGTTAAGAAACGGCTTCGCTTCGGCGGTTTTTCTGTTACCCCGTTAGAGATGTACCACGATGTTCCTTGTTTCGGGTATTTCATAACCCACAAGGAAGCACCAAAAGGGATCTTATACGCTACCGACACGGCAAGGATAAAGTATAAGTTTAAGGAGCTTTCTCTCGCGATGATTGAAGCCGATTATGACAAAATGAGTATATGGGAGAATTGCAAAGCAGGTATAGTGCCTGTATCGGTAGCAGAAAGAACGAAACAGACACATTTCAGTCTTGAAAAGGCGATTTGGTATTGCAAGAACGGAATAGAGTTCCCTAATCAGATTATGTTGGTGCATCTATCCTCACAAAACGCCAATGCGGGGATGTTTAGGGACCTTTTTTTACAAGAGGTTGGAATAGATCCATATATAGCCACAAAAGGTTTAGAGTTTGATATTAAGGCGTTTAGCCTTTTCTCATAAGAAATCATAACACAAGTATAGTCGTAAAGATTGTATTTGTGTTATTTTTTGTTAATTATATCACATTAATCATCTTTGTGATTAGTTTGTTTAGTACCTTTGCAGACGAATTAATCTCTAAAACGTAAATCACTATGCTTATAACATCTATTATCGAAGCGTCGTGCGAGGTTTGTAATGTAGAGGAAGATGATTTCTTGAGCCGTAAGAGGATTACGAATCTCAATATTGCACGAGGTCTGTTTATGGTTATTGCATCAGAGTATGGGTATAGCTCTGAGGTTATCGGTTTTGCCATATTTCGTAGCCGCCCTTCTACTACTATCACAAGACAAAGGTACAAAGGCTACCTCGAAATCAAAGACAGATATATTACCAACACATATAACAAAATCAAAGAAAAGCTGAATAATGGACACCTACATTCCTGATTGTATCTTTCCTTCGGATAATGATGCCGAAATCCCTTCACTCCGACTCGATATGCAGCCAGAGTTCGTTGACATCCCTTTTGTTTGTTTCGGAGAACAGAAGCGCACCTTTCAAATGAATGGCTGCGGTACGCTCCATTTCTACACCGACGATTATCGTTTCAGTGTGTTGTATGAGCATCCAGAGAAGATCCTTCAACATAACCCTCGTAATATCGTAGAGCCAAACTTCTCATTGTTCAATGAAATGCCTATCGCGTTTGGTCTGCAAGCCATTTACAAGAAGCGTTTTATTTCGAGAGCTATGCAAGAGCGAGGAATCAGAGTGTTCGTGGATCTGAATGTTTCTGCGAAGTTCTATCAACTCAATCTACTTGGCGTACCACAGGGGTATTCTTCATTCTGTACTCGCGGATATTCTGACCGTATCAACTACTTACAATTCGAGTATGAAATGGCAAAATCTATTGCAGGCGACAATCCGCTTACTTTCGTCATATACGGCGGTGGCAAGGTGTGCAAAGATTTCGCGAAGCAGAACGGATGTATCTACATCACTCCTGTCGTTACAATGAAGAAGTCTTTGAAGGCTCTTGATAAGATTGGCAACAACATCGCTTTCTTCGGACAGCAGTTTAGCGTTGAGAATCTTGTAGAAGAGAAAAAGAAGCAGATTACTGATAATCAGATGTTTGACTTTAGAGAAGGACAGAAACTGATAGAGAACTAAGTATCAAATCTTAAAATATATTAAATCTTAACTTACTCACTGTCAGATAGTTGTGAGTCTGAGATCTTTTTATTAATTTTAGACCATCAAACATTTTAACATAGGAGATTTAACAATGAAATTCAACTACAATGACGGAGGTCGTAGCAAGTACTTTAGAGCTACAAATGTCGGTGATTGCGTTACAAGAGCTATCGCTATTGCAACACAAAGAGATTACAAAGAGGTGTATAACGAAGTTGCAAAGATATTAGGCTACTCTCCAAGAGACGGAGTGAAGCACCAACACACAAGAAAGGTCGTCGAGCACTTCGGTGGTAGATGGACAGCATTAATGGCTATCGGCACAGGTTGCAAACACCACCTTAAAGACGGAGAGATCCCGATGCAAGGCAATATCATCTGTTCCGTATCTGGACACCTTGTAGCCGTCGTAAACGGCGTGATAAACGACCTTACAGATTGTAGCCGAGGCGGCACACGTTGCGTCTATGGTTACTGGATGTTCTAAATGTTTATTCGTAGGTTGCGACATATTTGCAACCTACGAATTTTCTTACTACTTTTGCAGAAATTATCAAATATAACACATAACAATATGGGAAAACAGACAGGAAGCACTCGCAGTTCAAGTAGTTCCTCTCCACGTGGGATTAGTGCACCTACAGGCAGTATGGGGGGGTAGAAAAATGAGTTCACCTTCTTTTACAGTAGAAGATTTCGATAAGAAAGTAGACAAATTACTTAGCTCACCTTATGGATGGCAAGGAAATACACGCCAACAGTTCATTGACTTAGGTACAGCAAAAGGACAGAAACTTGGTCACGCTACTATTACGAAAGCTTCATATGTGGACGAGGACGGAAATAGGCGAACCGCTTATATACCTACGGCAAGTGTTGGCAAAGAACAGGTTGTTACAGATATGAACCCTATCTATATTTCATCAATGCAAGGAGCAAAAGATTATGCTCTTGATGCTATTAGGAAGTACCACCAGAAAGAATTTGCTAAGAAGTACAAGCGAACCTAACTCTTAATTTATGCTAAAATTTGCCGCATAATATAGCGACTTTATAATTTTCTGATTATATTTGCAACGATTTTCAAGGAGTTCTTCGCGAGAACGAACTCCTTTCTGTAAATCTCCTACAAAATGTTTGACCCGAGCGCATATCTTTTTATGCGCTCTTTTTTATAGAACCTAATAAATTATATGCTACATGGACGACAGTATATTAGAGCAGTTAGTGGTAAACTTATCAGAACAAGTAAAGAATCGTGATGCCTTGATTGACCGCATCATCTTCGCGATGGCTGAACAGACCAAGACAAGAAACGAGCAGATGAATAACCTTCTCAACGTCATAACCGAAACAAATAGAGTTATGGCAGAAAGGGGTAAAGAGTCTGATGATAGGATGCGTATCGTCAACACTATGGTACACAACCTTATTGACGATTACAAAAATACCCACGAAACATATCGTGAGCATTTAGAGAAATTAGAGAAAGACCACGCAGAGATAAAAGAAGAGAAGCAGAAACTACTAACCTCTTTGGATCGCCTTGTGGATAGAGTAGAACAGGCAGAAATGACCAACAACCAGCTCTTACAAATGATTAAAGAACTTGCAATACAGAAAGCTGCAAGCAATAATATCAATATCAATAAGAGGTAAGATGCGATCGGCAGTGTTCGCACAACAACTTCTTACAATACGGAAATAATGCCCTTGCTATGTCGCCTATTAAGTAGCAAGGTTCTTCCCCACATTCGGGTATTCCACATTCGTCTGCAATGTATTGTTGTAGATGGCGTAGCTCATGCACGATAGAGTCGAAGAACTCCGCAGAAGAAGAGGTGATGCTTGTAACCAATACCGCCTCCCTTCTCTCCTTATTCCCATAACATAGTCCACTATCCAAATCGCCTGATATGAGGTTTTTGTGCGCTTTCAGGATAATTTCCTTTGGCGCACCAATTCTCCGCATCACATCAAGGATTTCGTAGGTATAATAGGTATCTACGGCAAAGAATACGTGTAGAGTCCAATCATATTTTGGGATATGGATCAAAGCGTCTATCATAGAAGATCCTCCCAATCTATCGGCTCGCCTTTCGCGATGCACTTCTGCAACCAGTAGCGGAATGGCAATTCATCACTACCATCTATGTCATCAAGGGTATCCTTAACGAAAAGAGCAACGTGTACCTCTTCTGGAACACTCGACTTATAGAGGTCAGCTTTGCACCAGTTCGCTTGATATGTTGCATCATACATTATGTTATTTTCAAGCTGCACTCCATACTTTGTAAGGAGCGTTTCGACCTGTTCCTTAGTCCACGGCTCGATAGACTCAACTTTACCCGATGAAGGATTCTTCTTCTTCATCGCTTTTACAGCTACGTCGCACGCTTTTTTGTTGAAGTGAAAGCCGTAAGAAGAGATATACGCACGCATTGCAGGTGGCATATCATCGTATAAATCTAAAGGTAAATGTTTCATAACTTGCTTTTTTTACAGATTGGGTCTGAAAAAGTCCGAAATTCAGACCTTCCCAGACCCTACTTTTTAGTTATACATTGAGTATCGTCCAGTGCCACGTACACCGCGACGATCTCCGTAAGCCTCCCAACGATCACCATAAGGTGACATAGGATAGTGACGCTCGCCCATGTGGTCATAGTCCTCACGCATACCCATTCGGTCGCCGTATGGGTAATCCATTTCACGCATACCAATGCGCTCGCCCATTTCAGGCTCTTCGCACATCTGAGATAATCGTGACATCACCTTACCGAAGACGTGCAGACCATCTTCTACCATTCCCTTGAGTTCTTCGGTCTTGGCTCTTGGTATCTTAATAATAGTTGTTGCCATAATTATGTTTCCTTTCTTGATTTGTTTGTAGAAGAAGATGAACTCTCAGCAAGCCTTTCATTCAGCAATGCAATTGTCTTAGACATTTGTGCCATTTGGGTTCGCATTTCTGCCATTTCCTTATCCCTCTGAGCCTTCTCCTGCTGTTCAGGATTGAGTTGAACTATGAGAGCATCAATACTCTTGACTCTCTGGTCGTGGAACGGAACTGCATTGATGTGATTGATAGAGTCCTGCTTCATAGAAAGCAGAGCATCATTCAAAGCCTCTTTGTCGCAAGCAACGATGACCTCTTCACCAGTTGTAGGGTTCATAGCTTTGGCAGTCGCAGAGTTAGGATTGATGCCTCTATACGGCAAGCTTTTATCCCCTACTCTTATGGTTACATCAATAGGATACGATGGCATATTTGGATAGTACCCCATCAATGGCATATTCGGTATTGACTCTACTACTCCGTTGTCTATCGTAGGAGTGGCTGATGTAGAATGTATGACATAAACATTACTACCTTGTCTTAACTGATTGAACATCTTCTTTTGTTTTTACTGTTAATACTAAACCACAGCAGAAACCACTTCAACTATGTCTTTACTAAAGTCATAGAAAACAAGGTCATACTCTGGTACGGTTATATCCTCTGCTACCAATGGTTGACCTCCAGCCTTTGTAACAGCCTTGCGCGAACCGCTGACACCTCTTGTTTCAAAGTAAATTGGTGTTGTGGCTGTTGTGCCTGTTGGTGCTGCCTTTGTAAAGTGAATAAGCAAAAGACCATTGTAAGGACTGTTAACAAACGGATGGTTCTCAAAAATGTATGTGAGAGTATTGTTCGAGAGAACTGCATCAATAGTCTCAAGTCCAAATATGCCGCGCTTATTAAATGCTATAGGAAAAGCCATGAGTTACCTCCTTTCTTAGCCAAAGATACCAGCACCATTAAGACCAAACTGACCAGCACCATATCCGTAGAGCTGCCATGCAGGTACTCCTACAAGGTTAGGATACTGAACTGTGGCAGTACTTGGCAGTTTGCACTGAATATCACTTACCGCCTTGAAGAGTGGCGCAATTTCAGCCTGACGTTCTGCACGCGCTGTCAAAGATGCAACCTGTGCTGTAAGAGCATTAATCTCACGATCCTTGCGAGAGTCCTCGATAGCGTCGAGTTTAGCGAGAATCTTACCTGTGTTGTCAGTGTTGTTCTGACGAGTAGCGCATGACTGCTCTGCGAGAGCATAACCAAGCTGACTAAATCCACGCTCTACTCCAACATTTGTCTGGTTGAAGCCGTTAAGCATTGAGTTCTGAATATCCTTCTGTCCGAGCTGATTTTGGAAGCCCTGCTGCGTGATAGCATCACGAAGAGTGCAACAGCAGTTAGCGAGCTGAGTCTGGAGTGCGTTGTTGCCCTGCATGATAGCCGTCAATGTCTGATTGAAAGACTGCCCCTGGTTAGCAGAAAGCGCACAAATGTCCTTGCTTACACCATTGATAGCAGCTGTGATAGCGTCAGCAGATGTGTTTGTCATGTTAGCCAATGACTGAATATCTACGCCGTTTCTCTGGAGCATCTGCATCAGGAGCTGAGTGTTTGAGTCGTTGTTAATCATATTTGGAAGCGCACAACCGCCACCATTACGATTACCACCAAACAAGCCGCCACCCCAACCATTGTTACCAAAGATAGCTGCAATGACAATGAGGGCAATAATGTCGCTCAAGCCGTTGTTGCCGAACGCGCCACGATTAGAGCACATAGCGATAAGAGAAGGATCTACGCCCTGCTTTTGGAGAAGGGCTGGAAGCATCGCGAGGATGCCGTTAGTGCTATTGTTGCCGTCGTTGACAACATAGCAATCTGAGTTAGGTACATATCCCATAAGATGTAAAGTCTTATAAATACGTTAAACATAATGTGAATTAATACTTATAGTAACCGATTACGGCGACAAAGGTAACACAAAAAAATGCAACCCCCATGATAGAGATTGCATCCTAATTTCGACTTACTTATAACTTGCTTGCGAAAGAAAAGTACTGCCGACGAATAAACATTATTTGCATCTTTGACAAATAATTTGTACTTTTGCCCCTATATAACAATTTTTTAGCTCTAATACAGATAAATTTGGTTATAGGTCAAAAAACATTTTTTATATCCATAGAAAAGAGGCAAGTCCGCGAAGGACTTGCCTCTTTTTCTTTTATTGGTTCAATATTTACCTGTTATCTTGCTCATTCTCTTCAAAGGAAGGAACATATCGAAGTCCTCTCCTATGCTATGAGCGTAATCGAGTAATCGTCTGCCGACTTCGGAAGCAAGAATGTGGAATGCCTACCTCTCAATCCACATAGCCTCTATTCTCGCCTTTACGCTGTTTATTGAATTAGCATTATTACATTCACAGCATATAACTAAACTCTCGACACTGAAACCCGCAGCGTCAGCCCAGAACACACACAAGGCTCTCGCAGTGCTTACATCTTCCTTGCGGCATCCGCTTATAATATCTTCTTCGGAAACATTGCACACTCTTGCACAGGTTTCAACGATTTTATCAAAAATCTCCTTCTTTGTCATAGAGTCCTAATCTTTCTTTATCTTCCACACAAATATGAAAATTGTGGCTAAAATAGCCAGTATGAAGGCGTAAAACAGCAAATCTTTAATACCGCCAAGTATATCCTCTTTTCGCGCCTTCTCGACATATTTATCAGCGTTAGATTTGCTTTCTGCGATTTCCTTATAATGGTCGGCAATAGATTTGTAGTAATCAAGGCTATCATTGCTCGCTGATCCATGATATGTATCGTGCGACTCTATCGCTTTTGCGGTATCACCTTGTGAGGTAAGATAGTAAGTATAGATATGCTTCTCTATAACAGTATCACGCTCAACCTTGACCGAGGACTTATACAAAGTATCGTGCTTTTCAAAGTACACAGTATCTGTATGGCTCTCAATCTTGGTTTCAACCCTTACCACTTCTTTAGTAGGTGCGCACCCCGTTACCAAGAACGATGCGCACCATACAAATATAAACATTATGAAGATTACAAACTTATTTCTTTTCATAAGCGTTAGTCCTTTTCTACCCAACGATTAGCCTCCCACTCTCTACGGGTGACAAGACCTTTCGCTACCTTTCCATTCGCATACACCCAACGACGGAACTGAGCCTGTATCTCCTTTGCAGGTGCTTTTGCGACTATCTTATTGTATAGAGTGGTAGGTTTCCCATCACTTGCCTTTATAAGGCGTGACGCGCCAAGATTGAAGCCAAAATCAACAAGAGCATCCCATTGCCCTTGAGTCAAGGTTGGGAGTTTACCTTGCTTTTGCAAATTTCTCAAAACCTCTTCTACATCGTGAATGTCAACGAGCAGTCGTGCCTCTGCTGCTGCCTGAGTGATAGCCATGCCCATCATTACATTCTTTGTTGATCCATATCCTATTGTAGGTTTGCCAACCATATCACGATACGCAAAGAGCTTGCACCCTTCTGACCTTTTGATATGTGCTATACATTTCTCACTTGCTTTCATTGTTCTCTATATTTGTTTGTGACATACTTTTCATTACCTCCGCGAGTATCTGTGCCAAGTCCTCTTTGTTCTTGATAATGACTTGCATTGTATTCTCTGCTTCGCGTATCTCTTCTTTGGTGTGCGTTTTCTCCATGACGCTCTTAAATTCAATAAGGCATAAGAATGCGCCGAAGATTGCACTAAAGTACGGATGTTCATAAACATCACATATTGATGCAAGAAGGTCGATGCACGCCAAGCAAAAGTAGGGTAAGTAATAACGGATGTACTTCTCTGCTGTGCGTTTTAGACCTGTCGATGTTGTTGCGATGCCAGCTTCCCTTGCTTTCTTTATTCCTGTAGCAAGGTCTATGAATGTGGCAACCATTACTATTGCAGCTATTGCCACAATCTCAATCATTGTATTATGTCCTAAGAGTAGTTCTTTCATTTCTTTATTGTGTGGTGTTGTCCTAAGTGGAATCCTCCATATTCTCACGAACTTAGAGGACCGAATCATTAACATTTTCCAAAATAACTAACTAAACTTGAAATTAAAACCTAAATATGATAATATTTCTAAAGCCAATTCCAACGTTGAATAAGGAGAATGCGGCATACAGTTCCGAGAATGATGCCTAACAGGTCTGCGAGCAGATCCCACACACAGGCATGATTGTTAGGATTCTTACCATCTGCGTACTCCTTTGTTAATGCGGCAACAAAAGCGCACTCTGTACTATACACTGCTATTATGAAGCATACAATGAAATGCCTCAATTTGTCTTTTCCGAATTTATCATTATCTTTCATGTTTGCGGTTGTTTAGGGGTTAATTATCTGTAAAGACATGATAGCAATACCACAAGAATACTATTATTGATACTACAAGCCCTATTATATGGTAAGTAGTCATGTGCTCCTGTGATACGCAATCCAACGCAACTACCGCAGCGATTGTGGCAATAGCAAATTTCAATACGTTTTTCTGATTTCGTGTCATATCTTTACTTTTTAAGTGATGTTGCAAAGGTACAAAAAGTATATGACTCAATAGGTTTGTTTTTTATCGCACGAATAAACAAAGGACAAAAAAAGCTCGCGAAAGATCATTCCGCGAGCTAATTCTTTCCAATGTCTAATGAATTTGAACGTTTTGTTTGTTTGCAAATCCGTTTGCAGAAACCATTTTTGCAAACAGAATTGCAAACGACTTTCTGTGGGGGTATATCCGTGTTTTTTTACTCAGTTACATTAACATCATTATAATATCACATAAATATCAATATGTTACGCATTACATAAGGTTATTCAGTTACATAACCGTCACATAAGATTTTTACGTTTCGAGGGTTTGGTAGGAAAAACAATTTCCTTACCTAACTCGTCACGTTTCGGGGGGGATTTGACGAGTTACTCTACCATTTCAGTTAATTCAAGTATAGCAACTTTAGGTATATTAATCACACCATTTATTTGCGAAGGTACTTCATCGTCACCTTCTGCGTATGATTGGGCTACAGATATTATCTCATCGTCTTCATATATAACAAAACCAAATGTAGTTGGCTTTGTTATTGAAGGCTTGAAATCTTTAAGTAATGCCCAATAACAATCACCGCCACAACTATCAATCCATTGTACTTGGACTTTCTTCAGCTTCAATTTCATCCTGCCTATCTAAAAAATAAAAATGAGCATAATTTTGAAAACTAATTCCACCTTGAATACCAAGTTCATCAAGTCTGTCTGTAATAGGCTTGAAAAAATTATTTGCAATATACTCGTCAAAAGTTTGACCTTCTTCAAGTTTGTTTTTAACTTGACACAAATTAACATCAAGTACAAGATTGTACTTAGCCATGTTTATATGTTCCATATATTTGACTTTTCCGTGTTGTCGAGGGCTGATATTTTATTTGTTATATTTCTCTGGCAATGAATCGCATATCTATTCATAACTAATCCTCCATTAATATACGCACCTATCGAATGTGGAAGTCCTTATAATCAACCGTTGCTCCATAACCATCTGCCATTTGAATAAACATTTTGATATTGCCAAGATTCATATTATCAATGACTATATCTTTACCACCTATAAGCGCAGTCTTCATCGCTTCAAGTGAAACGTGCTTAACGATGCCTTCTCTTGTAGGAATCCGATGATACTTACATAGCAT